GATGTATATTTTTCTCGTAGTTCCGTCATATGTCCATACACCGGCGTACCATCTATTCGCTTCGATCAGTTTTTCGGCGGTTACTGTAGAATTGGCCCAAAAATCAAAATTAATACTCCCCGTGGTATTGAAATACGCGTGTGGCGTCGAATTATTAGTTGGGTTGGAACCACTCGTTCCATTGGTAGTTCCAGTGAATCCCCATAGTAAACCACCGAGAGTTGTGAACTTAAACCAACACGCCACAGAAAAGGACTGATTTCCAGTCCCCGTTGTTACGGTCGACGTTATGTAATCACCGGTCCCATCAAACGTGAAAGCCTCGTCGGTGACCGATGTATTCCCACCGACTGTGCCATTGTTAGCAGTTCCTACCGGCTTTAGGTCGTTCACCGTAGTAGACCCATTCTCCAATCCCTTCGCGTCATAGTAGACCTCCAACCAATCCGTGTTGGGAACGTTAGGGACAGACTTGACCACCACACCCGTCCCGTGAGCGTCGGGGTCGTATTCGGGGAGGCCTAGAAATTCTATTTCACCCGAAGATGCGTATCCAGGTCCGTTGGCTGTTGAATAGTTAGTATTACCGTTGATAGCCGTCCATACAACTCTAAAATAATCGTAATATTCTGATGGATTTTCTATATTAAAGTCTCGAAGTACGAGATCTTCCCAACCGTCTATTACGTCGGACCAATTTTTTAAAACTGTCCAATTACCAGTTGCTCCCACGCGACCAAGAATATATCCACTACGCGGTGAACGATGTCTTCCCAAATTTGCTAAGGTAGAATGGGTCATAGGTGCGATTCGACATGTGTGTAATTGTATTTTATTGGGTATTTTTAATTCAACCCACTCCCCGTATATAGTGTTGCCACTCACTAACGAAATAGCATACGGAGCCGTCGTAGATCCTTCCCAATCACCGGACAAATTATTAAATTGTGAGGGGGTGCTTTGCCATGCACTATCATTAAGTATTCCATTAAAATTATTCCAAGGACCGTATGTTTGATTACTCGCCTGATCTTCCCACGAGGATGCATTCGTTACGTATCCACTCGTCCCCGATTCGTCGTTTTGGGTCATCGCCACCCTCGGATACTTGATGAGCTTCTTTGAGCGGGGAAACTCCGTGACGACGTTGGATTTAAGTTTAATAGAAGCTGTATTTGCTGTGTGGAGCATGTTTACGTTTGAGACTATGTTCAGGTCTGAAACGTTCCCACTCACAGCGAGTTCTCCACCCACCTCCACATTCCCCGTAGTCACGATCCCCGTCGTCGCATTTTGAAACTCAACAGTTAAAGGTGTCGTATTTCCAGTGGCGGTCACACTTTCGAGATCATGACGCGCGACCACGTTTACGGTACCCATAGTTAATACACCGCCAACGGCGATATTACTAGAGACGTAGGCGTTTCCGGTGATGTATAAATTGGAACTGGGATGATCCGTACCTGTGACTCCGATTCCTAGACTCGTAGATGTCGTGTCGAACATAATATTCGAAGTTCCACCGACGAACGTTGCCCTATTCGTGCCCTGAAACTTAAGATGACCGCTCGTGGACATATCTATTATGTGTCGAGAGTATTTTCTTGCAAAGTGGGTTGCACTTTGGAAGAAATGTTTATTGGGGAGGGGTAGGCCAAGTAGGGTTCTTCGGATCTTCAGTTACCGAGGGAAGATCGCGAAGGGCTTGGCGGTATGTACGCCATTCCTGCACCTTTTCGGGAGAAAGGGGAGAATCGCTGCCCACAGTCCAATCCGTTTCGTTTAGTTTATATCTTCTTTGTAAGCGCAATTCTTCAAATGGAATTACACGGGTTTTTAAATCATCGTACTTCGCTTTAAACACTTCCAGTGACGGTTTTTCTATATTATCATAGATTTCAAGAGATTCGTACGTCCAATCATGTTTAACACCTGGAAGCGGTCCCATAATTTCTTCGAGAGCACGTAAAGCTAATATAGAATCGTCAATCTCCATTATGATATTACTAATATAAAATTATGCCACCATTGTCTCATAAACTTCTATGAAACTGCGCCCGGTCCATATGTTTATACCCGTAGCCCCCTGGTTTCCTGTTCCAGCTCCTGCGTATGTTTGAACAGTAAACGTAAGATTTTGATTCGCACCAGTACCGTTAAAGACTCCTTCAGTAACATCGATGCGTACGTGTCTCTGATATTCGTGGAAGGAGTTATCGACGCGGCTCCATCCTCTAACAGAATCTCCATTTGACACCGAACCGTTATTCTGTGTCACTTTAAAACGCGCGTACGTTTCTCTATAAGAAACATTATTAGTACCACCTAACGCCTGTCCAACGGCGATGAAACCTGTTGCGTATATCCTCGAACTAGCGTGTTTTCTTGTATAATTTACCGTCCATCTATCTACCCAACTTGAATGACTACCACTCGAATGTGAAGAAGAGGTAGTAGTGAAACGTTGATAGCCTATGAGTACACGTTTTGCGTTGAAACCCTGTATTTGAAGAGTTCCATTTGCATTAATAATACCACCTTGAGAAATGATCAACTTGTCGTCCTGAAGCGACAGGTCGGCCCACGTACCAAAATCTCCTCGATGACCTCCAATATGAGGCCTCCCCTCTTTTGACCCAAACACGAGAGTATTATATGAAGAAGTGTCTCCACCGATTCTCGCCATTACATGGTGACTAGTGGTGGGTAGATTTTGGTGTACATGAAATCTTTGTGTGGCTTTTGTAATCCCGATTCCTACGTTACCGGAACGATCAATACTCAATTGACTATTAGATACGGATGCGTTAACGTCGTCTTGCGAATCTGGACCAACGCAAAAATGTAAGGAATTTCTTCCGTATTGCTCAAGTCCGCCGTTAGCTGCAAGTGGGGACGATATGATTGCACACTTTGCTTGTGTAAGGGAACCATTATAATCTTTACCACCTATGTAAAGAGCTCTATCTGTGGTATTATGACTATCAGTTGAAGTAACTGATTGCGGAAACGCAACATCTCCACCGACAACCAATGTTTTTGACGGACGTACCGTCCCCACCCCAATTTTAGAACTCGCTGTATCCACAAAGAGGTTCGCTGTACCCACTTCCACATTCCCACTTGCCACTAAAGACGTATCTGCATTTTGAAACTCAACCGTTACGGGTGTTGTATTCCCCGTAGCAGTGATTGCTTCGAGAGAATGTTGCGATTCAACATTTACCGTTCCCATGATGAGTGTTCCACCGAGTTCGAGGTTCGTGCTGACGTACGAATTTCCTAAAACATGGAGATTCGCGTCTGGGGAATCGATACCCACACCGATCTTTCCTGTGACTGTATCGACCACGGCGTTCGAGGTGTTGCCGACCCCCTTAAACGTAATCTTGTCTACGTCCGTGAAGACGAGTTGTCCGTTGGTAGACATATCTATTATGTGTCGAGGTTTTTTTAAACTGGGGAAACCCGAAGGGTTTCGTTTGATACGGGAGCACTTGGAACTCTTTTTTCTTGCAAAGTGGGAAACAGTCCACTTTGGAGGAAATATATTTATTAAGCAATGGCACGTATTGTTAAATGGGGTTTCTTGATACTATCAGTACCCGTTCCATCCGTCCATTCGTTAACATGTAGTAAAACCTTATACCCTTCGCCATCATCTCCTCCAGTATGATTATAATTTCTAAACGTACATTCCAGTTCTTTAGGGCCGGTCCATGATTTAAATTTTCCATTACTCGCATCATCTGTTGAAGCGTTACAATCTATCGTATATTCGACAGATATAGGCCAAGTTGCGTGATGATGACCATTACCGCCGGTGTCGGTGGAATAATTTGAAGCGACAGTGGATTTTGAAGGTGTCACTAACACATTGTCGATTTGAAATTGAAAATGTGATATACCCGAATTTCTATAGGCATCCCAATGGAACCAAAAACGATAATACACTCTTTTTGTACCGGGTGGAGGGGTATAATTTAGCGTGCTTCCCGTTATTACCTGATGACTTGTAGTACCAGCTTGATAGGCTGTTATATTTGCCATCGTATACGAACCAGACTGAACCATAACAGTTGAACCGTCGCAAATTGCATTTAATTCTTCTATGATTTCACCTGGGTTATATTCTCTCGCAATTCGACCTCTCACGTCCAAAGCCGCCCGAGGCTCCGACGTCCCAATCCCAAGCCGCCCAGCCTTGAGGGTCATATTGTTCGTACTATGCCCGAAGTACTCTTTCTGGTAGGCATATAGTTGGTAAATTTCGTCGGAAGTGATGACCCTATTGAAGAGGCGGAAATTAGCAATTTTACCATCCCAAGGAGACTGACCTCTTACACCGGTACCGGTGTACCAATCACCTATAACGATAGTATCACTCGCACTCCAATTAAAATCGCTGTTTACACTAGTATTTTGAACTCCAGTTAATTCTGCACCGTTTAACCATATACGAATATTATCAGCTCCGTCGCCGGGATACACTACCACTACATGATTCCACTTACCCTCTAAAAAAGTTGTTCCTGGAAAGTTTCTTCCACCACTACCACTATGCCAAAAACGCAACGAAGAGTTTGGTTGTGTCACGGGACTCCACCAAGAAAGACCGGCGCGTAGATTATTAGCATATCCAATACCATATATACCGTTTTCGGTAGTCATATCAGTTTGGGGTCTATCGGACCAGAACCAAAGAGATACCGAATGTACTTGATCCCCTGTAAATCCTATTGGCGCAGTTATAATATAATCATTCGTTCCATCTAGCACAAACGCTCCGTCGGATACGGTTACACCTCCATAAGCCGTTCCGTTATTGGTCGTACCACCCAAACCCGTTATAGCACCCGCAGTTGTTGAAATAGCCTCATCCGCGAGGTCCTTCGCATCATAGTAGACCTCCAACCAATCTGTATTGGGCACGTTGGGTATCGACTTGACCACCACGTCCACCCCGTCAGCATCGGGATCGTATTCGGGGACGCCGAAAAGTTGCCATTCACCAATGTTGACTGCAACAGTACCATTATAAGGTTCAACTTTTGTAATTTGTAATCTGTATTCATCATACGCAATTGTTTGATTAATGTGTATAGTATTGGTAACAACAGAGCCCGTGTTCAAATCCGAAAAATCATGTAGTCTAAACCATGTTGAGTCGGTCTTATTTTTAGCCCAAAGTATACCAGAGTCTGCATTACGTAAGGTAGATGCTTCTCTATGTATTATAGTGAAATGATCTAATACGATCTTGTCCGGGAGTTGAATATTAATCCACGAACCTTTTATATTTTGGAATATGTCGGGGCTCGACGCGTTTTCCGCGGTTCCGTCAGAATTGTATGTGTCCCTCCCGGATAACCACCCAAGATTATTGAACGTATTATCGACTGCATAGGTGGCGGCATACGTCAGTGAGGGGCTATCCCATTCGGTGGATACCTGGATATTGTAGTCATTTTGAGTATATCCCGCGCCTAAACCAGACTGACCACTCGTCATCGCCACCCTCGGATACTTAATAATCTTTTTCGACCGACTGAACTCGGTCGTCACGTTAGAGTTGAGCTTAATCGAAGCGACGTTCGCGTCGTGGTTGCACTCAAAATGTAAATTAGACGTATGGCTCGTGTTTCCAGTCCCAATTTCTATGCTCATACTCTGCGTGTCGACGACGATATTCGAGGTCGCCCCGCGGTAGATGGCTTGGTTCATCCCCTGATAATCGAGTATACCGTTCTCGGCCATTTCTATTATGAAGGGAGGTTTTTTTAAATGAAAAAGATTAGATTAACCGCTATATTGTAAACCGGCACCGCCCACTTGGTACTTAAACCTGAAGTATTCCTGTAAGAATTTAACCTGTGCCTGGCTAATGACACCGTTATTACGTTTAAAAACAATCATCTCTGCGTAAAAATATTTACCTGCATTGTGACGATCGAACGAGTGTCTATTACCCCACGTAATAGCATCCGCTAAGTTTCCACCCGGATCGGGGGTTTCGTTCGCTATGTTTACATCCAAATTACCCCTCGTGAGTGTAGCCATACTGATATGATTGGAAATACCTCTACCACGTGTTGCACTTCCGCGCGCAGAAGGAAATGCGTTACGCGTTTTCGCGAGTACACAGTGTACGGCTCGCGTGGTATCAGTTGAACCCGTTCCTAATATTCCACCCGCGGTTCGGGTATTGCCGTCATTTTTCCCATATCCATAAGCATTATACACCATCAACTCACCACCGTCTAAATTTGTGGTCCACGTGTCCCATGTAATAGCAGCGCGATTGGCAGATGTATACGAATCGTGGTAATACCCCCAAAGGTTACCACTAATAATAACTTCACTCGGCGAAGTACACGCGACATGGAACACGGTTGAACTATCTCCTATCTTTTCGGTGGTTCCACCCCCTATAGCCGTATGTGTTCTACTAATCATACGACCAGCAGAATTAGTTCCCGTCCAAAATCTTCGGCCGTTTATGTACCTTGTCACGCAGTTCGAAGCGGTTAAGTAGTTGTCCACCCAGTTTCCACTCTTATTATGTACATAACTAATCGTATCCCCTTCGTCGATACCTCCTTCGAGATAATCAACGTCATCCATATCCCACCAATAATGGGGTCCCCAACTCCTAATGGTATCTTCCATGAACGGTAAATTACGTATCATACCGGCGTAGTATAAGTCTGCGCGCACGTCGAGATCGTGTGTGAGCGTCATCGTACCGTCGGTAATCGTAGATTGTTCACGTTCGCGTGTACCGAAAATGTTCCACTGATCAACGCCCGCATACCCGTCACCACCTCCACTTCTCGCCTCTATGATGAGTCGAAAATATTTAAAGTATTGAGTAGGGGCGCTAGTGGGTGTATAGGTTGTAAATTCGGTGGCGCTACTTCTCGTCACCCCCGAAAAATTGTGTAATGCTGTCCACGCCCCCGTGGTATCGTTACTTCCCGCGATACACCCCGTACCAGGGTGGCGACCTACTTCACGGGCACCCTGAATAGTGGAATAACTATATTTAACTTTATACGGGAACTCGATTTGAAGCCATTGACCGTATCTGTTTGTGCCCCCGACATTTGTGGTCGTCGCTGCCGTACTCGTTCCACCTGTCCATGCTCCATTTGCGGTAGAATAACTACCTGGATCAGCCTGTGACCAATGAAATATTAAAGAGAGAGCAGTTGTCGTTCTATCAAACGCTTTATACGGTGGAAATTGGGGATACGTCGAACTTGCACTGGTTTTAAACATTCCATGTCCAACAACATACGAATCATAATTAGATAAAGCTCCGGGTGGAAATTGTTCTACACTGTTCGCATCATCCAAAACATTAACTGGACCGACGAAGTTTCCACCCACCTCCACATTCCCCGACGCCACAAGACTCGTCGTAGGATTCGTAAACTCTACGGTATGCGTGGTCACGTTCCCCATATCGGTCACGGCTTGTAAGTTGTGACGGGCCGCCACGTTGACGACACCCATGGTCATCACACCCCCGATCGCGAGATTCGATGAAACGTAGGCGTTTCCGGTGATGTATAAGTTTGAGCTGGGGTTATTCGAACCTGTAACCCCGATTCCTAGACTGGTCGTTCGTGTATCGAATACGACATTCGACGTATCGCCACGGAAAAGGACCCGTTTCGTGCCCTGATACTCGAGTATACCGTCCGTGGACATATCTACTATTTGGTGAGAGTATTTTTAGCCACAATGATACGTACATCCAACGAATGCTGCAATGTGAACAGCGTTCGCCTCGTCCGTGATATTTCCGTCGGCGTCGAGGTACCTAATTTTGTATGCTTTTTCGGTTTCATCTGTATCTTCCCATTGAAACTCGTTATGTTCATCTAAAACGTTGACCATATCCTCTCTCTGTTCATACACGAAGGACGCCTTCTCGGGGTCTTCTTTTAAAACTTCCATCTGGTCAATTCTATAGTGAACACTTTCGATGATTTTACGTCTCGAATCGGGTAAAGTATTGTACTCTTCTTCCTTTATTTTAACGTCGCCATACCGAATCCAATAGTCAACCATTTTGGGTTCTTTCTTAATTACTCGTTTCACTTGGGTAGGGGGGTTGAAATCGCAATCCATGAGTATCTTCGCCACGGTATAGTTATGTAAAATGTCGTCGTCTTGTTTCATACCGTATCCAGCTACACTCGATGTCGTGATGTAGTCACCGGATTCTAAGGCGCCGTTGATGTTAGTTACCCATATAGCTCCTTCGCCCACCGAGTTCACAAATACACGGGTATCACCTTTCTCTTTACGTATTAAAGAACCGAAATTACCATACACTTCTTTTCTCGATTCGGGATCTTCGGTGGTCGATAGAACACCGAAACATTTTTTGTCATTCGCTTTCGTAGCCAAAGATACGAGAGGTAAAGATTCATTTATCGTTATTGCTTCATTACCATATACCACACCTCCGCTCATCTTTACGAATTCATTTTGATCCGCGACGACGATTAAACCTTCCTTGGTATCGAGTTGACTGGTTGGTGTGTCCTTGACGAAGGTTCTGTGCTGACCGGTGAAGTTCATCTGATTACTATTCTGATCAAGAATCCAACCGTTCACCGAGTAGCTCCCATTTCTTACAGCGCCAAAATACAGATCGTTATCACTCGCTGAATAAGCTTGATTTTGCGGACCTATCCACCAACCATGACTTTGAGATGTATTACCACCATAGGTTCCTTGTATGAATAAGTTTTTTCTCATGTCACCGTTAGCGCCAGCATCTTTTCCATCAACACCTACATGTAAACATCCTCCGACAGATACTGTTTCGGAGTCTTGATCGGTTGTAAATTTAAAGGAATTACCAAGTCCGTATGAGTCGGCATCGGTGTGATAGTAACGAAGGTATCCATTTTGATTGGCGTTAGCACCCGATATGGTCGAGAATCGTATTCCAACCCCACCACTGCCTGTAGTTTTCTGTAAATAGAGAAGATCTGTATCACCCCTGTATATATGTAATACCTTTTCAGGAGACGATGTACCGAGCCCGACCCGACCATTATACGGTATGAAATTGAGTCCATCGCCCTTAGCTATCCAATTGGTTACAGCAGAATAAAACGCGAGATAGTTGCCGGCATCTGCCCCGGTTCCGTCGTATTCCATTATGCATATATCGCTCGAATCTTCACCTAAAATTATCCCCGCTCGGTTATACGTTTCACTTTGTACTTTTAAGTACACCGGACTAGTCGACGAATTATCATAAATATGAAGTTTATGATCTGGGAGGGATGTACCGATTCCTATCCTCGAATTTGTTGCATCTACTTTCAAAGTATTCGTGTTAAACGTTGCATCCCCGGAGGTTGCTACGGTCGTAGCGGTTAAAGCACCGACATTCGCCGTTCCGTATACATCTAACTTGTATCCGGGACTCGAAGCCCCGATTCCCACGTTTCCGGCGTTCGTGATACGCATTTTCTCTGCATTGGAAAGTCCATCCGCAACTGTAAATCGGATATGCCCGGACGCGGGTGTGTTGATATACGTGGGACCATTCGCGGTTTGTTTAACCGCATAATTACTCGTTGTATTATGATCCACGTGTGCAAAAGATGCCTGACCGGATGTACCCATGTAGCCCACAGCCGCTTTTCCGAAATACGATGCTGTATTCGTATCATAACCAGCGCTTACATTACCCGTAGCGACGATATTACTCGAGGCGGTGAGGGATGTAAATGTATTTGTAAACTGTACCGTATTCGAAGTCGTGTTTCCCACGTTCGTCACCGCTTGAAGTGAATGCTGCGCCGCTGCAGTGATAGTGTTAATCTTTAACAAACCACCTATGGAGAGGTTATTTTGAGTAATCACATTACCGAGAATATTCACTGTAAGTTCTTTCGTGAGATCATTCGTGACTGTTATGGTATCGAGTGGGTCATCCGTGTACCCGAACGTAAGTTGATTCGCGAACCCATCCCCCGTTCCATGATGAATGATCGCGACGTTTCCAGTGGTAGCCGAGTTGGGGCTTTGCATGATGATACCCTTATCCGTTGTCGATGACGTATTGTTATTTGCAATTCCTATGATCGCATCGTTTATGAGTTTCGTTTCAGAGTTTACAATATATTTTTCACCGCGCATAAAGATATTTCCCGTTACGTCAAGATTAGACGTTATCACGGTAGCATCCCCAGTTGTCGTGATAAACGAATCTTTTAGGAATTTATCAGAGCCAATATAAGGAACTGTACCGGCAGTTAAACCGGCTATTTTAACATCTCCTCCTACTTCTACATTTGCCGTCGTCACGAGACCGGTCGTCGCATTGGAAAATTGTACAACATTTGTAGTCACATTTCCATTATCTGTAACACCCTGAAGATCGGTCACGATACCCGAAAGCTTACTTCCATCACCTTCGAAATACGACGCCACAACGTTCCCATTCACCGTTAAAACGTTTGCATCCGTATCCCGTACATAAAGGTTTCCCCCTACCTGTAACGTATTACTCGTGAGTGTGTGAACATTACCTATTCCAACATTACTTGCGACGAAAACGTCGCCGTTTGTTCCATCGGACCATTGACTAAGCGTACCCGTGATCGCCGATGGAGGAATATTTGTTAATCCTGCACCACTTCCTATGAATTTATAGGCAAATACGTTACCAACTACGTCTACATTACTACTCGCGATGAGTGATGTTTTTGTATTTGTAAACTGTATAGTGTTGGATGTTACGTTACCCTTGTTCGTAACATTCTCTAAATTAAGAACGAGGTTGGTTTCCAATTCGCTCGTGACGTAAATATTACCACCGGTCATGAGCAAATTTTCCGCCTCCACATTCGACGTTCTGAGCGTCGCGTTCGTGATGTCGAGAAACCCAGTTGGTGAGTAAATCGGCATTTCGTCTACTATGTGTGGAGGTTATTTTATTACTCGGGAACGCTCGGCCAAGTAGGATTTTCAAAATCTTCTGTGGTGGAAGGGAGATCGCGGAGCGCTTGACGATACACCTTCCATTCATCTGTTTTTTCTTGTGTCAAAGGTGAGTCGGATACACTCACGACCCAATCGCATTTCTGTAAGAGTATATCACGCTTTCTCCGTAATTGTATGAGATTAAACTGACGCACGTCGTCGTTTAGTTTAGTGACCTTTTCGTCGTTTACACTGACTACGACGTTTCCAGAATCGTCCCTGGAAAGGTCTACAACCCTAGGATCCACACCTACATCCAATTTTACAAATTCTAAGCGCGAAGACCTCGATTGAACATCTTCCTCTGTACCCTCGAAACGGTCAACAATTTCGAGGGTACCGGGTTCGAGACAAAAATACCAACTCGACATTTTATATAGTACTACATTCTTTTTTAACCTAATAATGCACCTTGGAAACAGTTTCTGTAGTACGCTCCGTGATCGCCATTAACAAATGTAATATTGTGACTACTACGCGCTCGTATGTCTACGTACTGGTTAGCGTTTAAATTAACTATGTATACACCGTGCTTTTCATAATGTGCATCGTGTGTATCCGTACCTTCCATAATATCACGACGATTTGAGCCGTCGACGTAGAATGTATAGATTACTTCTCCGAGTGTATTTACCGTATCATGTGAAATTGTTGCAGCGAAAATATATGTTCCAGCTACGGGCGTTTTAAAACGTGACGTGGAGGTGTTATAGTGTGAACCAACGTTGTATGTCGTTGAATTGAAGGTGAGTGTCGTTCCCGAACGGGATGACACATTATCCCATGCATAAAAGGCGGGTCTGGATGGAGTGGTCATGATTCCATTACTTTTAATTGTTAATGCACTCGTTAATTGAGAACCCGCGTTAATACGATTAATATGGAAACAATCATCGGTATCGTCACCGCGTATCCTCCACCCGTACATATTAGAATCATCTGTACCGTGATGAATAAGACGAATACCTTGTGCGTAGGCATTACCACCGTCACTCGAGATATCTAAATACGTATCGCTCGTTTTAGTACTTGTATTACCGATCGTAACTTTTCCATTGTTATCAATAGTCATAGCCCGGGCGCCGCTGTCCCTCGTACCGAATGATAATTCTCCGGTCAAATTCCTCATATTAATTTCTTTGTTTGAAGATGAAACGTGTCCGAGGTAGAACCCCATACCGGCCGCGGGGTTATCTGCATACAACGTACTTCCATTCCACGTGTTATCTACGAAAGCTAAAGCAGTATTAAACCCGTTAACATCACAGTCATTTTCCGTGTTATCGGCTATAGCGAGTCTAGCTGAGTCTCCGCTCACGTGAAAAGCGGATTTGGGATCGGTCATACCGACCCCAACATTTCCAGATGACCTGTAAATATTCCCACCAGATTCCGTCCATTGTCCAGATGTAATACCCGTGAGCGCAGAGCCATCACCCTCGAAAGCCGTCGCCTTAACCGTGCCCACTACATCAAGAGCAGACGTGGGTGCCGTAATCTTACCGATGGCGACGTTATGTGTCGAAAAAATATCATCCCCAATTTCCTTGAAAGCTTCAGATGCAGTTGTCGCTTCATAATCATCCGCATCTTCGGTAAACACATCACTGATATCTTTCGTCGCGTCGAGTGTTTTTGCATACTTTACCCAATGTTCAAGTTTCATTTCGGTAATATCCGTTTTTCCAGCGTGCGCGAGCGCGGCAGTACGCGTGGCGGTTTCATTGGCGTGACCCGCGGCGATACCTATATTTCTTAAACCGCGGGGAAGAATATTCTTTTTACGTCTACGAAACTTCATCTTTCCTCCACTAAAGGTAATACGGGTCTCATCACCGAGCCAGAGTGAATTATCACTCAAAAACAAGTGACGAATTTTTCGTTCCGCGGAACCTATGTCGAATTGCTGATGTTGTGTAGGTAAGACGTGTCCTCCTATGAGCGTTCCACCGTTAATGTGAAGAGCATCCATGGGTATATTTGTGCCTATACCCACGTTCGACGTGCTCGTATCTACGAATAGGTTAGCTGTGCCCACCTCGAGATTTGACGAAACGCCCATATCACCACGTACATCTAGGGTATGTAAAGGCGCGTCCGTTCCTATACCCACGTTCGACGTACTCGTGTCTACGAATAGGTTAGCGGTGCCCACCTCTATATTCGATGCCGCGAGAAAAGCCGTCGTAGGATTATTGAACCCGACTGTGGTGGATGCGTTACTAGACGCTATGAAATCGATCTGATCGAGAACGAAAGTCGATGCTTGAACGTTCCCGTTGTTCACCCTGAGGTGAGCATTGTTGATGTCGAGAAACGTATCGTTACCGTTCATATCTACTATTGGGGGAGGTTTTTTCTTGCAAAGTGGGATGCACACACTTTGGAGGAAATATTATTTAGGCATTTTCGAGAGCTTGTATTCTGTTATGTAACTCCTGATTAGATTTAATGAGGTATGCTATGAGGCCATTATAATTAACAGATGCTTCTTTAGGTCCCCAACTCGAATAATCTGGATCCTGTTGAATATCTCCGACTACGGGCGCTTCCGGTTTAATATCTGTTGGGTTAGCGCCATCACCCAATTGAACCAGATGTCTCAGTTCCGGGGCGTCATACCATATATCTTGTGCTATGAGACCTGTTTCAACGAGCGGATCCCGATCTTCATCTTCTCGAAGCGTATGCCTCTTCAAATATTTTTGGGGGCTAAGTTTCAACAGTGTATCCGTTGCATTAGTAAGTAATTCTTCTTCACTTTTCAATCTATCATCAGACCAAACACCCAAACCGTGATGTCTTATATAATTACCCCTATAATAGTTCATGTAAATATCACGTGCATTACCGGAATCTAAATGTAAATTACCATCTGTAGCTATAACCTGAGCTTTTGTTGTGTAAGAACTGGACGTTCTATCACTCGTCGCACCCACGTACAGTTCACCTTGCCACGTACCGTTAGGACCGAAATGAAAGAAACTGTTATCATTTTCATCCATTCGAAGGTTAGTACCCTGGAATAATGTCGTATACGAACTATGTCCGAGTCGTAGCTGCCCACTATCGTTGCGTATCGTGTACGTGCTATTTCCACCATCGGCGCTTCTGGTTGAACCGTTGATAAAGTGTGTGGCCCCGCTACCCGTTGTCCCCGGTCTAGGACCGTTCAAAACGAAGTTATACGTTCCCGTAGATGCGGTTGGGGCGGTCTTCTTGATAGGTGAAGCGGCGTCGCTCCCTTGTACATCTAAGATTGCACCGGGTGTCGTCGTCATGATACCGACCCGTCCACCTCTACATGTTACATGTTCAGTCAAAGCCCCACTACTCGTGCTAGCTGTTGACAATAAACTGACATAGGCATCCCCCCAATTCGCAGTACCAGCGGGACCGTTGTAAAAACCCGACCGTATCTGTGCGGGAACTCTTTGACCATTATCACCGTTATAAAATTGAGGATTTGTTCGAAATTCAACACCACTTATACTCTGTGACGACCCATCGTTCATACCACTTCCAATTCTCACATAATTGGAAGCTGTTCCCGTTGGTGTCTCTATATGCAGCGTCGTACCCGGGGAACTCGTACCGATCCCCACGTTACCATCGTAATTGATTCTCATTCGCTCCGCGTCCGTTGTTTCAAAGGCAATATGCTGATAAGTTGTGCTTGTGGCGGCACCACAAATACCGATTCCGGACCTGTTCGAACCTGACTGTCCAGCTCTTAAATCGAGGCAAATATAAGAATCATCGGCGGTACCGTCTGCAGCGGAATTGATGTGAATCTGTCCAGCGGATTTGATATAGTAACTTGCGTCTTCATCCGTTCCCTGTGGACCACCTAGACGGATATTTCCGTTTACGTGTAACTTTTCATCTGGGGACACTGTACCGATACCAAACCTCGAATTTGCCGTATCCACGAAGAGGTTCGCCGTACCCACCTCCACATTCCCGGTCACAGTCAAATCACCACCCACTTCCACATTCGCAGTCGTTACGAGACCTGTCGTTGTATTTGTAAACCGAACGGTGTTAGATGTCGCATTACCTTCGTTTGCGACATGTTCAAGGTTCAAACCAGTAAGGAATGTTCCGTCACCGTGGTACGCGAGTGCGTGTACATTACCCGTGGCCACGAGCCCCGTCGTCGCATCCGTTAACTGCATGATATTGGACGACGTATTCGACACGTTTAGAATCTCGCTAAGTCCATACGACGCCACGATAGAAACTTCCCCAAGTGTGAGCGAAGACATCGCGGTATTACCCGTCACCACGAGTACATTCGATGCATCATCATCCACATAGAGATTCGAACCGACACTTAAATCGTGACCCGGATCCAAGTTTGCAATTCCAACGTTTCCGTTATAATAAATTTCGTTGGTATTCACCGTCGTCCACTGACTGGTTCCACCACCACCACCGCCACCAGTAGCCGCAGCCCATGCAGGAATTCCATTCACAACGGTTAAAACCTGACCCGGGGCCCCAATCCCAAGCTTTCCAAGTGTATTCGTGCCCGTCGCATATATAATATCGCCAGTAGTCGCCGTATAAAGTGCATCAACGCGGGTTGCATTTGCACTTAAATCGGACGCAAGTGCGAGTGTCTGACCACCGACAGAAAGGCTCGTCGCGGTTAAAGCACCGACATTCGCCGTTCCGTGGACGTCTAAATCAAACGCTGGATTCGATACGTTAATACCCACATTATCCGCGGAATAGTAAATTTTATTACCATTTGTCTGCCAAACGGTAGATCCGCTACCACCACCTCCACCATCCGTACCCCATACGACATCCGTACCATCACTCTTTAATACCTGTCCACTTGTTCCTAAGGGAAGTTTATTGAGTACATTATCAGCACTGGCGTATATGATATCACCTTTCGTGAAACCGGTCGTAATTCCGGAAGAATTAGAAATGATCGTAGCTGTTTCAAGATCTTCTATACGAGTGACGTTATCTGTAAGATCAGCCGAGAGAGCCACACCAGTTAAGGTCGTACCGTCACCATAGTAACTACCTTGTGCACCAACAGTTATGTTATTTTGAGTGATGACGTGTCCAATTACGTTGAGCGTGATATTATTCGCATCATGAACAATATTATCGTGTACAAAAGTATTTTGTGTGTACCCAATTGTTAATTGTCCATTATGCGGTGATCCGGAAACCGTCCCATGGTGAATAATCGCCACGTTCTTTTGAGGATACTGTAACATAAGACCGGTATCGAGTGTCGTCGTCGTGTTGTTATTCGCGAGACCTATGATTCGATCATTTATGACCATATTTTCAGAGTCTACGGCGTAACTTGTACCCGTGACGACTAAATTACCTTCGACGCGTAGATTAGAAGTGATGGTTGTCGTATCTATCGTACGCGTAATATATGAATCACGTAATTGTTTATTCGCGTCCACATAAGGAATTGCGGTTGCCGTCATTTCACCAATAGATACATTACTCCCATCACCTGCAAAATAATCAGCCGTCACATTTCCAGTTACCAAAACGTTACCACTCGCCGCGAGCGAAGTAAACCCGTTTGTAAATTGTATCGTATTAGATGTCGTATTTCCCTTGTCGGTTATTGCTTGAAGTGTCGACGAAATTCCAGTAAGATTACTTCCATCACCCGTAAAATAGGCTGCGGTTATACCACCGCTAGCCGTAAGCGAAGTACCAGTATTCGTAAGCTGAATTGCATCCGATGTAGTAGCACCATTCGTAGTCACGACTTGAAGACCAGACGTTGTTACACCACTTATTCCTGTGAGCTGACTACCATCACCTATGAAAGTATCGCCTATGAAAGTATTTGCTTCGACATTTCCCGAAGCGACCACCCGCCCCGAAACGACAAGTTCCGCGGTCGGTGAAATACTTATCGTACCCCCCATACCCGAGTGGGCTGTGCAGTAATAATACAGGGTCGTAGGAGCACCCGCGGGGACTACAAACGTTTTCTTTGCACCGGTAGTCCCCAATGTCCCTGTAAGTGATATACCCGTTGTATATTCGCTATTATTTGCACCCTCGGGTTGTGTTGCAAATTCTAAGGGATGGGGTCCGCTTGCAAGACTAGTATGAGATATGTCAAATATATACGTTTGGTGTTCGTGTAATTCGAGCGAAGGTTGTGAATCATCGTCTATATAGTACACACCACCAGAGGCTCTCACGACGAAAGTCTTCGTCGTACCCATCGTCGCGACATTACTCAACGAAAAGGTATCCGATACGGTAAGCGGTCCAACATTCGCAGTACCATGAATATCTAGATTGAAAGCGGGATCATTTGTTTGTATCCCGATATCTCCAGTTGGACCTATAGATAATGTATCTCCTATTCTAAAACTCGCCTTCGAAGTCGATTGGGACACGGATCCTCCACTTCCTCTATACACGTTGACCGATCCCGCATCATTTGTGGAACTTGGGTCAGCTGTTACAGACCCCGTACAAATTACAGTACCGTCCCTTGAAATAGATACACTATCTCCTAATAAATCACCCGCAGCACCTGCAGACGATGTAATTTTTAACACTTCACTCCATGTACCACCCGTAAATGCAAAAACATAAGCACACCCCGCATTGGAAGCCAGTGAATCGTTATTGCGCGCACCCGCGACAATAGTATTACCCGCACCCGAAATCCTAGTTCTTCCGCCTAGATTATCACCCGAACCTGCACCACTTCCCGTCAGTTTTATCGTTTGCGACCAAGCTCCCGCAGCATACGTAAATACGAATACCGCACCAGAATCTGGAGAGTTTGCCGTATCATCTCCGGCAGACCCGGCAGCCAAAGTTAAACCATTGTCTGAAAGAGCTAAGCTTCCCATGTAATTATTTGCAACTGGACTACTCACTTTCAATTTTGCATCTTGGTGCCACGTACCACCTATCCTCTTAAATATGTATACAGCCCCAGAATCGGTGGCTGTCGTATCATCTCCAGTTGCAGCTATAGCGGCTACTGAACCGGTCCTGTTTAAGGTGCAATCGATACCGAAATAATTATCCACTTGTGGATCGTGTGGACGCACTATTTGTTGTTCGGACCAGGCGTTTCCGGATCTTGTAAACATGTACACGGCGCCGGAACTCGATACAGAATTTGTAGGTCCGTCCTCATGAGGAGCGCCTACTATTATGACGTTACCATCACCCGAAATATCACATCGAGCGAACTGATCCCCAGCTTCCTTATTACTAGCTTGAAGTTTGACCTGTGTATGTGAACCCCAAGTACTGTTACCCGCCATAAAAACGTAGACAGCACCCGCATTTGTTCCACCTGTATCTTCTTCACGCGCCGCGACAACAATCGTTTGACCATCATCCGAAATACCCAATCCCGCTTCACCGAGTATATCACTGGTTTGTGCATCACTCGCCTTCAACATCGCTCTCTGAGTCCACGTACCAGAACCATACGTGTACACATAAACAGCCCCGGAATCTGTTGCTGTCGTATCTTCGTTGCGAGCACCCACAGCTATCGTCGTTCCATCCGCAGATACAGCTGACTGCTGACCAAAGTAATCGTATTCGCTTGGATTACTAGCTACGAGTATTTGTTCTTCCGCCCAAGATGTGTGCGGTGTACTTGTAAAAATGATTTCACTCGCTATTTTTTGAAAATCGATCTTATCAGACAATACACTCGTATTAGAAATTCTAAGATTACCGGCCAAGTGTAGGTGTTCTTCGGGTTTAGCGACACGTACACCCACGTTACTGGACGTGATAAACGACGTGACTACATTAGTAAACTGTACTGTATTCGAAGTAGTATTTCCGTTTTCCGTAATTTGCTGTAAATCCGTAGCAATATTGGAAAGTGTACCACCGTCACCTATAAAATTAAGAGCATGTATATTACCATCCGCAACTAAACCTGTGGTCGCGTTGGTGAGTTTAATCACGTTTGAGGTCACATTTGACCTGTTAACAATTCCATCGAGTCCTAGCGTAGAAAATGTGGGATACCCTAATTCCGTCTCGATTGTATTTACTCGATACGCGTTAGAAGTCATGTCGGTTCGAAGATCCGTGATGAGGGTTTCTTGTACAGCATTTGCGGCTTCGAGATTGGTTACGCGTGCGTTATTAGAATCCACGTCAGTTCTGAGGTTTGTTATGAGGGTTTCTTGCACAGCGTTTGCTGCTTCGAGGACATTTACACGCGCATTATTAGAATCCATGTCGGTTCTAAGGTTTGTTATGAGGGTCTCTTGAACCGCATTCGCCGTCTCGAGTATAGTCACTCGGGAAGCGTTAGAAGTAAGGTCAGTCTCTAAAACTTCTATTCTAGAAGCGTTAGAAGTCATATCATTTTTCAGTGCAACTCCCGTAAGGGTAGTTCCGTCACCGAAATAACTACCACCGGACCCTACGGTCAAATTGTTTTGTGTAAAAAGATTACCAAGTACATTCACATTTATCTGGTTAACCGTATCGTTTACGATGTCGGCGGCTTCAAGATCATTTTGTGTATACCCTATTGTAAATTTATCACTGCTACCGTGATGTATAAGCGCAACATTTGCCGTGGGACGTTGCATAAGTATACCCACATCTGTCGTCGCCACGGTATTATTGTTAGCGAGACCTATGATCGCGTCATTGATGAGTTTCGTTTCAGACTCAACCACATATTTCTCGCCACGCATAAATATGTTTCCGGTCACATCCAGGTTTGAAGCTATGACGGTCGCATCTCCGGTTGTCGTGATAAACGAATCCCTTAATACTTTATTCGCATCCACGTAAGGAACTTTTGACGCGGATAAACCGGATACAGTCAGATTACTCCCAACTTCTAAATTTGCCGCCGTAACTAAACCCGTCACGGTGTTAGTGAAATTTACAGTGTTTGATGTAGCATTATTAATGTTTATAACATCATTTAACGTTAATGTATCCAATTTACTCGCGTTCGAGTTTACATCCACTCGCAGCGAGTTGATGAGCGTTTCTTGAACGGTATTACCAAGTTCTAAAACTGAAACCCTGGATGCATTACTCGCCGCATCCGTCTCTAAAACCGAAATTCTAGATGTGTTACTCGTGACGTCTGTTCGGAGACTCGTGATGAGATCTCCTTGAACTGTATTAGCTTCTTCCAAAACGACGATACGAGCAACGTTCGAGGCTGTATCCGTCTCGAGAGTTGAAATTCTGTTTTCGTGATCAACTCTCTGCCCTTCTAACACAGTCACCCTCGACGCATTTGAAGTTAGGTCTGTCTGTAAGTTCGTTATATCCGTCGATTGTGTAGAACTGCCAGTCTCTAACACGGTAATACGAGCCGAATTGCTATTCATATCCGCTTTAAGTTCAGTAATCAAACCGCTATGAGAACTTATGGTAGTTTCACTTGTAGCAATTCTAGCAGTGTTAGATGTTAAATCTGTACGTAAATCGTTTATGAGCGACTCCTGTACGACATTCGCACCTTCTAGGGTTTCAACTCGAGTCGTGTTAGATGTGAGATCATTGCGCAGATCTTGTATGAGATCTCTCTGTATGACGTTATTCGCGTATTCCAGTATATCTATACGACTCGCGTTAGACGTTACATCAATTGTTATATCCGTTATTAAGTCTCTCTGGACTGTATTTGCGGTTTCGAGTGCATCGATTCTAGACGTATTACTGGTTATATCCGTTCGAATATCTGTAATAAGATCTCTTTGGACTGTATTAGCCGTTTCGAGTACAGCAATTCTGGACGTGTTACTCGTGATATCCGTTCGTATATCCGTAATAAGATCTCCTTGGATAATATTTGCAGATTCCAAGAGTGATATCCGCACCGTATTAGAAAACCGATCCGTTTCTAGAGAACTGATACGTGAAGTATTGGACGTAACGTCTGTCCGTAATTCACTGATTAGAGTTCTCTGAACCGTATTCGCTTGTTGTAAATCGGAAACGTTTTGGGTTATTAAACCTATATCGGTTTCTATGTTTGTAACGCGTATAGCGTTCGATGTTACATCTCTATCAAAACCCACGTCTAAACCGTTTACCTGCACACCAGCTGATTCTATTGTCCCACTCGCTTTCAGTGACGTACCAGTGTTTGTGAACAGGATAGTATTGGATGTAGAATTACCAAATCCAGAAACAGATTGTAAGGTAGTAATGATACCCGTCAAATTACTCGCATCACCCGGTCCAAATGTAGCGGCAACGATTTTACCATCTGTTTCGATGTTGGAAGCAATGAGAGAACCACCTACTTCAATATTACCGGACGCCGCTAATGAAGTATCTTCATTTGTTAGATTAATAGTAACATTCGACGATGCGCCCTGGTCAGTTGCGTTTTGCAGGGATGTGAGTACACCCGAAAGGTTACTTCCGTCGCCTCTAAATTGAACCGCCGTTATGTATCCAGTTTCGGGATCTAGATTTATATTTGAACCCACACCTACGTTCGATTCGACGAAAACGTTTCCGTTTACGTGTAGACTTGCATCAGGGTTGGCCGTCGTAACACCTACTCTATTATTTATGGTATCGACGAACAGGTGAGAAGAGCCTACCAAGAGGTTACTCTCGATATCGACCTTCCCTGAAAATATATGGCTCGTCGTCTGCACCATTTATATTAGCTTAGATAAAATGTACTGCATTTTATGTGAGGTAATGATTATTGGTTAAGAACAATGGCTTCCAAAGCAGCTAGACGCTCTTCTAAACTTTTTACCTTTTCCTTTTCTGCTTGGAGCTGACGATCAACTTCTTGAAGTGCCGCTGTGGCGATCGTAAATATAGCATTTTTGTCGAGGTTATGAAAATCGTCAACGTATTCTCCGTATACTATAACACGATCTCCTACCTTTTCTATGTCGAAATCCTTGGCGGTGCCGGTGAATGTAGTATCATCGGTAACGGATATGACCTCTACTTCCATGTGGCTAAGTTTTGGTGCTTTGAGTTCCAGTTTAGATCCCACTGTTACGACATGCGGTTCTTTTAGTGTAAATTCAAACTTTTCTTCATCGATTTTCTTTACGGAGGCTTCAATTTGAATATTGGGTATTACCGCGTTCGTTATCGAAACCGCGTCGGGTAACACTTCGGCAACTTCTTGTGCTATGAAACCCAAAACCCTATCGGTCGTACGACGCAATTTGTCTTTGTACTTATAGGATGTTGGTTTGAGTTGTCTCAGTTTCCCTAATGCAATGGTATCATCAATCTCTAAGAAATCTTTCTTAATACGCCTATCACTCAAGGCTACGTATGTAGGCGCTCTGACTGCGCGGTCAACATAAAGACCAAAAGATAAGGTCCCCGCGTCTGCCTGGATTTGATTGTAGTTTGTCCAATAATCATGCTGGTGATCGGCATAGTTGTGATATTCTTCCTGGCCGTAAATTCTCAGCCCTCCGTCGTTGATGAAATTTGGATCACCCGTGGTGAAACGTGTCGACCCGTTATGATATAATACTGTCTTCGAGTTTCTAAAACACTCGATCATCCACTCGTTATCCATATCGTTATATATACCGCATGTGCTGTTTGAGTTGGCGTGATTACTCATGAATACATACCGTCCATCTATAGAATATCCCTCCCAACCATCACCACCGCCACCGGTTGTTTGAACCGTTCCATAATTTCCCGTGATACTGCGTAATCCTCGAGAGGTAGAACCACCAACGTATAAGGTATTTCCACAATAGATATGACCGCTATTTTTGATATGCCCGTGAGACCCATTTAATCCTATCCTAACATCACCATCCGCTGCGACATACATACCCCAACCACTCGTAAGATACCCAGTAAAATTACCATGGGAGTAGCCTATACCGTACATATTTCCAAGTGATGTATCACTTGGCATATAATTTGTTCCGATTGTGTATATGGGGTTCGTCTTACTGTCGTTAGCTCCAACACTGTTATACGAGCCAATTAAATAGCCATAACTATGACCCCTACGTAAAAAATTACCGTCATTCGTAATGGAGACTCTATCGGATCCATCTCTACGAAATAGCGCAAGCTCGTTGCTATTTGATCCCGCTACGATATACCATTTCCTATCGTGGTATTCAACCTTACCCTGAGTACCGGGGTTACCTGTCCAAGTGGTAGAATCTTGACGGATACTAGACGATGTATCGAGATTAATAGTACCACTAGCTGTAAAAGACGTCGCTTCGACGGTTCCGTATACTTTAAGTTTATTTGCACTCGCCGCTCCACCTATTCCGACATTACCGAGATCGTATTTAATATCAGCTGGCTGAGGACCCCCCGCACCATCGGTAAGCCAGCTCCCAGTTATGACAGCTGCAACATTATCCAAAGTCGATGCATCTCCAAATAATTGACCGGTAACTTGTAAGTTTCCGTCTATATGTGTATGCCCCGAGACATTTAACTTATTCCTATCATTATTGTTTGACGACCAAAGGGGTCGGTCAGTGGGAGCCTGGTTACCTATTCCCACACGTCCGTCTGAATGCAAGAAGAAGCCCGGATTTGCACCTCCCACGGTACTTCTGAATACGCCTGGAAATAACTGAAGGTTTGTTTCCGACATCTACAATGTACAAATAAATTATTTCATATATACGGGCATACTATAATTTGTCGTTATTCGATCGGTATCCTTAAAAAAATCTGGATCTTCTATGTACATGGAGTGCAGTAAATCACCATCATATAAGACGAGTCTATTGAACTTCATCGGTAAGAGCTTTAATAACTCAAACTTGTCACAACTTTTATTTATAACTCTTTTCTTTTCGTAAGGGAAAATTTTTTTTTCATTTATTTTTTTTAAATTGATTTGATTCGTAGAAAAAAAATTTAATTCACGATTCTTGTAGATCCCGGTGCCACCGTGATTTTTGTCCGACAAATAACATACACCTACAAACAGATTATACTTACCGTCGGGTACGTTATCCCAATGAGGATTAGCAGTTGCTTGGATGTATTCATGTTTACTATCATCCGTATCGTACGTGACGTTATATTTTGATACGATGAGATCTGGTAAACCCGTCGTTCTCCATTCACGAGGATTTGTCACGAAACGCTTCATCTTCATGAGTTTCCAGAATTCTTCTATGTGAGGATTCTTTATTTTGGGTATAAGTTGCACTCTCGTACCCGGATAATACGTGGGTGTGATAATCTTGTTTGCGGTATGATAATAACGTATGATATCATGCGGGAATTTGTAAAAGTTATCAATGATGAAAACTTCACGATCTTGAACAAATTCACGTGTAATGACTAAATTTTCGTAATCAATATCCAACCTAGGCTGGCGGTGGACAGAACCAATGGCCTTCCAACTCATTAGTATATATACACATTTTTCTTTAATATCCGAATGTAAAGGCTCCGGTGGATCCTCTTTCTATACTTGTGATCGCACCGGATGTGTTCGGGGATATGTATTCTATAAACACTGAGTAACTACCCTGTCCCGTATTGAAATTGGAAGTGGGTGCTATACTGACCTCGGTCGTGTTCTTAACTATAGTAGAACTCCATGGATTCGTACTGGTATTACCAAAAATGGAAATAGGCCCAAGAGCTATGTCGAGCGGGGTTCCATCACCTCCACGTTCTCCACCAGCCAAATCTATGATCATTGTACTTACTTCACTGTCGTTATTATCTATCAATTGCGCTATTATTTTAGCGTAGAATGGATGTGTTGTGAACGTTATTTTTAACGTAGCATCTGTTTCGGATGTGGATTGGGGGATGACGTTCTTATAACTGTATGTCTTCTTCGAGACCATTCCGGTATTTGTAATGATACCGCCTTCAATGGTAGCGTTACCACGAACGTCTACTATGTTAGGATGATTTCCATTATCTATGAAACACTTATCACCGACGGATAAGGTGTGTAATGGTGTCGTATTAATTACACCTACGTTAGAATCAGTATACAGTTTACCGTATACGTGAACATTCATAGTTTCATTTGTTTCAGTGACTTCCGTGTCGCCCATAGCCGTACTTTCCGTATAAGCGATCATCATTTCACACCTATCAGCATCGTAGCAGAGGGCTACGTTTGAACTTCCAACCGGTCTATTATAGATATGACCCAAATCGAAACTCGCCAAATTAGTGTTATCCGTTCCTATTTCAATTAAACCGTCTTCAAAATTGGTGTTAGTGACGTGTATATTCGCAAACGTACCCATGGCGGTTATGTTACCCGTCACCACCAGATTACCTGTTACGTTTAGATCACCTTCTGCACCCGCACCTGCATCTGAAAGACCGGTTATAGTCATTGGAACCTGAGTCCTAAAAAGTTGTTTTGTGCTTTGGTTGTATGCGACGAACGTATTTGTAGTTGGCTGTGCACCATCTTCATCGAAGACGGTCGAAAGTTCGAGTGGAGTAATGTAGAATCCACCCGCTTTTGTGGCGTCGATCTTTTCATTACTCGCATTAATGACGACCGAGTTATCGTGCTGATCTTCTCGACAGTTTTTACCGAACCGAAGCTCTGTAGCACCACCGACGGTACTCAAGTTCTTCGGCATTTAATATTACCACTGATTTTAATTCGCGTACCGTAAACCCGCCATTCCATTGTTCACTCTGAGGATGTTATAGTTAACTGCATAGATCGGGTCTATAATTTTTTTGTCTTGACTGTGTATCTTCACGTTATCAAGACGACTGAAATTTAAGCTTCCACTAGGCTGGTTGGAGCTGGTATTTAAACAGAAACAGTGTAAGAAACAATCTGGAGATGTTACAAAATTAGTATGATAGTAGCTTTGCACGTCGACAAAATGAGGTTTCGCCCACTTAAACGAACTTAAATCGGTTCCGTTAACACTTATCTTTATCTTGTTATCTACGGAGGTTAGTGTGCTTTCCATGTTAGTATTCGCACAAGCTATGTATTTGACGGGATGATTAAACGTTAACTCTTGATCCAATTCACCGGACGGAATACTTTTTTGTGTTTGTGTTATGAGAATATCGTGTTTACGAGAAGCCATGATTCCGCGCTCCTCGTTGTCTAAATAGTAATAATTCGAGTATGCCTCTACATTATAGTTAGATGCATTTGGACCCCAATATATTCTTAACTCGACCGAATGATATTGTAAAGCTACGAGAGGTATCGCGGACTGCGGCCCTTCGCAAAAGAAGAATCTTAAAGGGTAAAAATAGGAGCGCGCAGATGCACCGGGGTGTACACCGTTAGAACTCTTCGATACGTTTTGTGCGAACATATCTATAGCTATATTCTCGCTAAAATCAAAATCCTGAACATCTATAATTTGTCCCCCGATCATTACTTCTACCTTATCAATGACATCACCCCAGTCCTGAAGATCGACCGCCTGTGTGTTATCATCTATGGTAAAATAGGTGTATCCTAGAAGATCACCCGTTCTTTCGAATTTTATAGACGACATGGAATTACCTTTCACAGCTCCTTGTATCGTTTGCTTTTCGATGGACTGTGAAAAGTTAGAATGCCTTTTGAATGTGGAAGTGAAAAACGAGATTTCGGGCTTCCCGATGATATGCTCATCTTGTGCACCGATAGCCACTAACTGCACGATTCCAGAAGACATACTTACTATAGTAAAAGTATTTTTAAATTACGAGTATGTAACGCCCTGAAATCTATGTGAGGTTCCTTTTGCGGCATGTGAAACGGAATACCATTACGGAATTACCTATTTCCGCCGATTGCCCGTTTTCTCTATCGATATTAAACGTTAAACGATCGAGTCTGCGAATGGGGTTATGATAACATTGTACGATCGGATACTCATCCTTGAAGGTGATAACCGTGTTGACAGGAGTCGCGTCTCCGACGGGTTCCTGAGCTACACAAGGACCAATGACCGTTCCAAAAATACCGTTCAAATGATTAGCAGAATCGGTAATAAGATCCGAACTAGGATCACCCGGGTAATTTATTTCCGCTTGCCCTCTTTGTGAAAAGTGTGTACGAAGCTCTTCTATACCTATGTGCAGGGCCCGTTGAGCTCTAGCAGACCCTGTACTACTTGTTCTAAATGTAGCGGCTACGAGTCGAGCCTGGACAACATTCTCTAAAGGAGTCGGTAAATGCATAACAAAATCACTATCAGTGTTATTCGTCACGTTGTCAAATTTAAAGATGTTATCGATGACCACCGTATGAATTTCATGGTTGTAATCAGGGATGTCGGGCTGAGATGGAGCGATGAGAAGCGCCATTTATAATACACTTAGAATTTTTCTACTTAAATACGTTGTGACGATGTAAGTAGAAATGGTTAGAACTTAAAAATTTATTTAGATCATCTTGTAGTTGGCGTGATCTTGGACGAGCTTTTGGTCACCGCAGACGCCGCCGGTGCTTGTGGAGTAGACGCTAGTCTTGAGGCATTCCTCACTGCTCTTGAGAGAACCAAAAGGCTTCTCCGAAACGGGTTCAATATCGACGGGTCCGGGCTGGTACATACTCTTCTGTCGCCTGTTCTCGAAAAACAGGCCAATGACGAGTAAGATAAGGATGACGATCGCGATCGCCTTGAGGGTTTCGCGATTGGTAGAATTAAGCTTCATTTACTATGTGCTGATATTTTTTTATAAAGTGCGTTAAAGAGAATAGATTAGTTTCAATATAGAGAGTAATGGACGGTGAAATTGTTCTAGACAGGGGTGGAGATTCGGTCATGAAACTGGATGATAACGAGCAGGCGATTATGGATGAGATTCAGCTCGATTTCGGTGGACGATCCAATTCTTTTGTACCACCTGTAGCCCAGAGAATGCGCCCGAGAGGTCACGATGCTCCCTCCGCACCAAGTTTTCAAGAAGATGTTGATGCGTTTGCAAACCCTACAAAACAGAGTGCTCCTCCTGCACCGCAGATGGATGAACCGGTAGATCACGGTGAATATGTTGACGATACACCATACGAAGCCGGACCTTCCTTCGAATACGGGGGTGGTGAGCCCCAAGAAGAGCAACCCTCACCTGGTTATAAGACGATAGACGAGGAGAAGTCCGATCTTTTAAATAAACTCGGTCGCCTCGAAAAGCGTGGTTTTAACATCAACAAGAGACTTAACGCGTATTCTCCTGTAGACGAACTCAGAACGGAGGTCAAGCGTATTACGTACAGTATAGAAGTCGATAAGTCTATTAAGTTTTCGCGACGTATGCTTGTTGCATGTGTGACCGGGCTTGAATTCCTTAATAAGAAGTACAACCCCTTCGACATTCAACTAGATGGTTGGTCAGAGAATGTGATGGAAAACCAAGATGATTACGATGAGGTATTCGAGGAATTATACGTCAAATATCGAACGAAGATGCACGTCGCACCGGAGATCAAGCTTATCATGATGCTTGGTGGTTCCGCGATGATGTTCCACCTCACGAACTCCATGTTCAAGCAGGTCATGCCTAACGTGAACGACGTGATGAAGCAGAACCCCGAGCTCATGACGAGTATGATGAGCGCGGTGCAAAATACCATGGCGAATGGACAGCAGGCACCAGCGACACCTCCCGGTGAGCGTCACGAGATGCGTGGTCCGGGGGTAGATATTTCGAGTTTGATGGGTGGTATCATGATGCCCCCGGGACCTCCGATGAACACATCCATCACTCCTCCCCCTAAGCCTCAGGAGTACACACCTGAAATACCAGACGACGACGATGATGATATATCAGATATCATCGATGAGATCGCGGCGAATGGTGATTCTCCCGAGGAAGAGGTTAAGAATGTGAAGGTCCCATCTTCCACCAAGGGGAAACGTGGCGGGTCTCGTAAGAAGAAAGTTGAAATTAATTTGTAAACCTATATAAATGATAGGCTACAGTCCGATTGATTTCGGCGAGCCGTTCGAACTTCCACCCCCCAGAAAGCGGGAGGTCGTTGCCGATAAGGTCGGGGAAGTTCGCGAGGTTGCTCAGCCCGAAAATACAATCGATGAAAATACAGAATGCAATTATTTAGTTTTATTTTTTATAGCGGGTGTATTTGCACTGGCGGCTATGGACTCTATTAAACGGTAAGTAAACCAACTGCACCACGTGGATTTTTCTTCACGTGTTACGCTTGGAATTTATTTGTTATAGTCGACGTAATACCAGGTCACTGCTACACGCTTAGTGCCCTCTGTAACTACATCTCCTCGGTGTATGTAACACCAATTGGATGGAAAAATTAGTGCATACCCCTTTCTGGGTTTATAACTTGTATGCAAAAACGTGGTTAAGCCACCTTCGAAGTCATCGGTAAGATATATGATGATCGATATTTCTCTATGATACTCTTTACACTTTTTATCCATGTGAGTATCCCTATGGTAGCCATAAGATTGTCCAGGTTTATACTGAATGATCCGAATATCCTCTCTCCACGATTTTGTATCCTGTCCACCAGGTAAGGGGTGTCTATTATAATTATCGTTTATATTTACGATTCTGCGTTTATATTCATCGAGAGCTAAATTCATTTTCTCGTGTACCATTTTCGTAATTTCTTCATCTTCGGGCAAGGGGCATTCTTCACTCGTTCGACCAGCGACGATCCCACTATCGAGCGTTTGACTACGCCGAAGGATTAGATGATCGTCCGCATATGCGTTTAACTTATCCACCTCTTCTTCGGTCAAAACTGGTATGATTTGGATGAGTTGATCCATATGTACATATAGTAGGGATTCTTTAAGTAATAAATACATAAGCGGCACCCTGATTGCTTTGGTAAAGTCCAGGTGTAGTCTTAAAACTCGCACCAACTATAGCTGAGTTACCAGATAAGGCAACATGTACACCGAAATCATCGCCCCCTGCCACGTCGGAAGCGACAAGTTTTGTCGTTTCTACCCAAAACTGACCGCCGGGAGGAAAATCAAATACGTAGGCAGACCCCGCATCTGTGAGTCCGTTAGGGTCTTCCCTCCAAGCTCCGACTACGATGCGGCTACCGTCTATGGCAACACTCCTACCGAATACGTCGTACGCGGCGGCGTCGGAAGCGGTCAGTTTTTGTACATACTGCCAATTCCCCCCGCCGCCTTGAAGATATCTATAGAATACATACGCAGCACCGGAATCGGTGCCGCCAGGGGCTCCAGTTTTGTAACTTGCTCCTACAACAATATTATCACCGGAAACGGAAACAGAATTCCCAAACATATCGGCGCTCGTCCCGTCGGGCGCGTTCAGTTTTGCTACTTGAGACCAGGTCGTCCCGGACCTTTCGTATACGTACGCAGACCCAGCGTTGGTCTGCACAGACCCAAACGGATATGGGATGGTGGGGTCTTCAAGATAAGCGCCCGCAATAGCATAATTCCCGTCAACAGAAACACTATAACCGAAAAAATCGTATTGCCCCCTATCTGAAGCATTTAGTCTCGCTTGAAATGCCCAACTTGCTCCACTCCTCACGTATATATACGCAGTCCCCGCACCGGATATAAATGTCCATGGGTTCGGTTGTGAATTTGCCCGATAAGCTCCTATAATAACAGTATCACCGGAAATGTCTACGGACCATCCGAAGAATGCATTTGTTGTGCTCTGTGCAGTACGATACAGTTTTGCTTGTTCGTACCATGTTGTTCCACTCCTCACGTATATATACGCAGACCCGCCGCCACCGATTCCGTTAGGGTCTTCATAGGGAGCACCCACAATAGCATAATCTCCATCAATAGAAACGCTGTGGCCGAAATTATCATAGGGTTGCACATCGGAAGCCGTAAGTCGTTGTTGATATGCCCATGATGTTCCCGTTCTTTTGTATACGTACACAGCACCGGCGTACGTATGGTACTGCATACCACCGGGAATTGGGAAACCGGGGGATTCACGAGCAGCTCCTACCATGGCATAGTCACCGGATATGGAGACGCTGTATCCAAACAGGTCTGCATAGGACGCGTCCGGAGATACGAACTTTTGCTGTTGGGACCAGGTTCCACCTGAACCTATCGTTTTACCTAAAAAGTCACTGATACTTATCGTACCCGCCGAAGGTGAACTAGTACCATCTGTAAATGATATGTTATAGTACTCACTCAGACTATGCGGTGCAGTATCACCAGCAGCTTGACCTATTGTTTGTAAATCGAGAGGTCCCGTACTACTGAAGGCCATATACATTATGAGTATAGTTTTTCTTCGAGGTTTTCAACCTTTTCGGATAACTCTTTTATCGCCTCGATGAGAATGCCTACCATGTTACCGTATGCTAAACCGTATCCATCTTCTTCGTTACCGACGACAGCTTCGGGTAAAACGGGTAAAACTTCTTGTGCAACGAGACCGGTATACCAACTACCATCCTTTTCGTATATGTACCCGTTAATATGTTTCAATTTTTCTAAGGATTCTTTTATGATTTGTAAATTCGTTTTACTACGTTTATCAGAATATGCCGTGACATTCCCCGTCGCATAAATGTTACCCTCTACGTGTAATTTATGAGCCGGCAGGAGTCCAATGCCCACATTCCCGTTCGTATAGTAAGCATTTGAGCCACTCAGACTCCATACACTTGATGTACCCGGAGGACCCGGAGGACCTTGTGAACCTGTGGGACCTGGAGGACCGCCAGGAGGACCCGGAGGGCCCGCGGGACCAGTTGCACCTGTGGGACCTGGAGGACCGCCCGGAGGACCCGGAGGACCCTGTGCACCATCTGTACCATTTGTACCCGGAGGACCCGGAGGGCCGCCAGCTGGACCCGGAGGGCCCGCGGGACCAGTTGCACCTGTGGGACCTGGAGGACCACCCGGAGCTCCCGCGGCACCCGTAGGACCCGGAGCTCCCGGAGGACCTGGAGGACCACCGGAGGGACCTGGAGCCCCTGTAGGACCCTGTATACCCGGGGGGCCCGGAGGACCTCCAGCGGGACCTGGGGAACCATCTATACCATCCGTACCAGGTGCACCTTGTGGACCTGGAGGACCTGGAGGACCACCAGCTGGACCCGGAGGACCCATACCACCCGCAGGACCCGGGGGACCTGGAGGACCACCTGGAGGACCCGGAGGACCTGCTACACCCTGTGGACCAGGGGGTCCTGTATATGATGCACCCGGAGGACCCGGAGGACCCGTACCACCCGGACCCGGAGGACCTGGAGGACCCGGAGGACCGCCAGCTGGACCTGGAGGACCCTGAGGACCTGTAGCACCCACGCTACCCGGAGGACCATAATCACCTGGACCACCTACCGGACCTGGAGGACCCGGAGGACCTGGAGGACCACCAGGCGTACCCGCTGGACCAGTGGGTCCAGGGGGTCCTGTAACACCCGCAGGACCCGGAGGACCACCCGGAGTCCCTGGAGTACCCGCAACACCCGGAGGACCTTGTGCACCTGGAGGACCACCCGCGGGACCCGGAGCCCCCGGAGGACCTTGTGTACCCGGAGGACCCGGAGGACCACCCGCGGGACCCGGAGACCCCGTGGGACCCGGAGCCCCCGTGGGACCTGGGGGACCACCAGGCGTACCCGGAGCGCCATTCGTACCTGGTAGACCATTAATACCCGGAGGACCCGGTGGGCCGGCAGGGCCCGTAGGACCACCCGCAGGACCTGGAGGACCCTGTGCACCTTGTGCACCGGTTGCACCCGTAGGACCCGGGGGACCCCCATATCCGGACGCGGATGCACCAGGTCCCTGTAATGTTCCAGCGACATAAATATCACCCACAGCTATTGAAGCGTAATAAGATTCCATAGTTTGATAATTCGTTCCTCTAGGATCGTTTTCTATCTCATACAATTTACTCGTACTCGAAACCTGACCAGCAGTTGCCGCCACAGATTGTGGCGGACATAATAAACGTAACCAACCATCGTTACCGGGAGAAAATGTATACATATTGCCGTCAGGCAATATAGAAGATGATAAACTCTGTGCTTGATTAGCGTACGTGTCGCCGGTAGCCGCGACCAAACGAAATCCAGCTTGCATTCTTGAGTGTGACGTACCTGTACGTAAAGTCATGAGCTGTCTAGGTTCTATACGTATCCCACCTCCTATATAACTCGCACCTCGTTCACCACCGAACGGGTTGTTCATATCAGTTATACTAAAACATGGAGCTTCCTTGTATTTCATACTCTGCATATCCGCTTGGGGGTGCTGTAATTGAATTTCGACTTTGGGTGCTCTAAGACGTATACGATCACCCGCAAAATCTCGTTTGTTCCAATCGTAATAATCTTTTACGGTATCATTAGGTTCATGCATATCGCTGTAATATTTAGAAATCAAGAGTTCGTTATCATGTTTATACGCCGAAGGATTTGTTGGGTTAAAGAGTCCATCATGTGTACCCAGCCATCTAGATTCAATCGTGGTAGCCGCTTCCGTTGTTTCTTCACCCTTTCGTCCACCGAATTTAAGACGCGCATGATCAACAGATCCACCGGATGAACCTATGGTCAGTGTATCACATTTCACGTACCCTTCGAATAGACTATTACCTCTAAAAACGCTCGTTAAGGTAAACCTATACAGTTTGATAAAGCCCTGTGCCGCTCCACCTGACCAGTTGTTTGGATAGGACGGAAAAGATACAGCGTATATACGACCACTTTTAGCGGCATTCGCATATCCATTCATGTTGTGAGCAGAGTATATATGACTCGGCCAAGGATCACCACTTCCGAAAGTACTTGCTGCCGGGCCCGAGCCCACACCACCCGAACGAACGATCGGAGATACAGGGTAAAATGTACTACCCGAAAAATCATACGGAACACACACTCTATCAGATTCGCGACCAGCTATGAAAATGCGAGTACCGTCTTCACTCATAGTTACGTTATACCCCAGTGATTGACCATTTCTCTGAAGTAAGACCCACGGTCCACCCGTATCTTCTCGACCAACTTCATACCCCTCCGTCAAGGGTTCTGTGTAACTATTCGTAATGGGGTCATATTTAAAGTATCTCGTTTGACCATGTAATAACTGTAAGGGGTAGCCGAGTCTCCTGTATCCGGGTGCTCCTACAACTATACGATCTCCATCTACGGATATTTTTAGAGATTTACCAAACCCTGGAAATGAAGTGTATATGGAATTCCACTGGTCTAAGTAATTATAACTATCCGGATTTTCACCTTTTATTACATTTCCGATCTGCGTTACCCCGGTAGACCAATTTCCACCATCTGGACATCTTAAAACACGGATATTACCTATTTGAAAATTCGGATAGACGTGTGATTCGCGTTCGAGATAATATCCAGCCCAATCTTGATATCTAAACGAATAACGAGGTGCTGCATGCATCGTTCGCGTAGCTCCGACAGCGGCAATTTGATTCGCATCCATAATTTTAGCACTCGAATATGGATGATCCACGGGGCCGTGTGTGGATCCTAATTCCGAAGTGATTTTATATCCAACATTCCCCGTGTAATGTGGACCGGTTGAAGAAAGTACATGATATCCTCTACGATGAGTTAACGGTCCAGGATTTACCGAACCACCATGATCATTGGAAGGGGACAATTCGTGTATTTCTGTACCAGGTGCACCTACTACTACATGTTCACCAAAACCAGACATGGATACAGAATATCCGTACCCATTAAATTTTGAGTAAAGAGTTATTCGCGTTCCACCATTAACAGTTTTAGGAACATCGTTAATTATATCTGTACCAACATTAGAGTAATCTAATCCAAACTGACCATTCGAACCCTGTTGATACACGTAAATAGTATTAATATCGGGTGCACCGACTACAAAGCGATCGGATTTATCACCTGCGATTGAAACACTAAAACCAAAAGATGCGAGACTAGGGGAAATAGTATGTGTAATAGAAAACTGACCATTATTACCATAATCTAATACGTAGACACGACCACCACCCGAAACCCAAGGTGCGCCTACAATAATACGTTTACCATCATAATCCATAGAAACTGCTTCACCAAAACATCCTCCAGGTTCCGGGCCATCTACTATATTTATAGAATCCCACTGTTCTGTCTGATCATTCCAATCATACATCTGCACGTATCCTCGATTGCTATCATAACCAGGTCCACCACCTACAAGGCGGTGTCCCTCAAAATCCATATCTACCGACATACCAAATTGTGAATGATTATCTCGGCCATAAACACCTCGATAATGTTGATCACCCCAGGTATACTCATCTGGATTAGATGAGTCCACATCGTATACACTCCCACTTCCGGACTGTTGTGCATATGGTCGCGGAAGGTCACTTGGACTTACAGTGGTAAACCCTGACATGGGTAACTAATATGATGTAAGATAATAAAATTGTAAATTTTACCTTTAAGAGTGTTTTATATGTTTGCAGCTTTACGAGGTCTTTCAGCCCTGATATCGATATTTTTCACGGTGAAAAAGTTCGCTCTTACTTCATATGATTCGAGTAAATCGATGGCTCGTAGTGCGCGAGCTACGTATACATTGCCTGTTACAGTCAATTTATCGCTTATAACATCATTAACAGCCACGTTAGATCCCACGGATAAAGTCGCGAGTACGGAAGTTGTACCGACACCCACGTTACTTGTCGTATAATATCCGGTACGATTACCATTCGCATCTGTTGTTTCGATCCAAACCGAGCTACCAACCCCCGGTGGACCGATGGTACCCGGGGGGCCTTGTGCGCCAGTTGCACCTGTAGGACCCGGAGGACCTGCTACTGTGGAAGCTGGTCCGGGAGGGCCGGCTGGACCTGGGGGCCCTTGTGCACCATCTGCACCATCTGCGCCCGTAGAACCTGTAGGACCCGGAGGACCCGGAGGACCCGCTACCGTGGAAGCTGGTCCGGTAGGACCGGCCGGACCCTGTGCACCATCTGGACCTGGGGGGCCCGCTACCGTAGAAGCTGGTCCAGGGGGACCCGTAGACCCTGCCGGTCCCGGAGGACCCGGAGGACCATCCGCTCCACTAGCACCCGGAGCCCCCGCGGGGCCCGTAGAACCCGTAGGACCAGGAACTGTCGATGCTGGTCCGGGAGGACCTTGAGGTCCCGCAGGACCTGTAGGACCTGTAATTGAAGAACCTGGTGGACCCGTAGGACCCGTAGGACCCGTAGGACCTACGAAAAGTACTCCATTCTTGTAAATATCACCCGTGAAATGAATATTCCCGTTCACATCAAATGTATAGCCAGGGTTGCTCGTGCCCACGCCCACGAAACCACTGTTGTAATAAACGGATGTACCACTCGTTGACCAAGGGGTGGTACCGGAACCACTTCCGAATGACTGAACCACGCCATTTTTACGTATTTGTCCCGTAAAATTGATATCACCATTCACATCTAAGGTATAACCGGGGTTAGGTTGATTAATTCCTGCACGGGGCGTGTGTCCCACACCCGGTACAAATGACTGAAGAGTGAGCGTTTCCATCGATTGCATAAATCTCAACGGATTCCAACTATTTGATTCATTATCTATGTACATCGTCCAATTGGCATTACCAATTTTGATCTCCTGTTTTTGAACAGAAGAGCCTCCTTCACCCGACCTGAGCCATAATTGATTAGGTGTGTTAGACCAGGATTGCTGACCACTCCCCGTATCTGGTGGTCTATCTCTCTTAATAATGACGGTACCGTTAATACCTAATGCGGGACCGCTACCAGTACCCGCAAACGGATATTGTGTACCTATACCAATCCGTTGTTTTTCGTGACCCACGTATAATAGAGGGGCATCTGGGTCGTGTGGAAGCGACGAGACTCGTAAATCTTTATCGATGATTGTATCTCCTCCGACGACGAGTTTTTGTGATGGTGCTCCGTAATTAACAAAATCCACAGATGTGGGATGATCGCATATATTGTCGACGTTATCGAAAGGGTCGTTCCAAAAAGGTTGCGCCGCTTCTGGTTTAAATGTTTCGAAACCTATCATTCCCATGTACGCACCAGTAATACTACGACCACCGGATGCACTACCTATTACCATTTTCGACGGCCCATTCCAAGAGGTTAAACCACCTGTCTTTGAAAGGGCGTATGTAAAGGTTGCACCACTCTTATCACCCGATGTACCCGCATCTCCACCACCAGCAGATGACCCGGAAGATCCTACGACCACCGTTTTAGCGTCTCCACTTATTCTAGCGGAGCTACCAAATGATTCATATGCTTGTTGAATATCCGGTAACAGATCGGGACCAGATTTAACCCACGTAGACCCATCCCACTTGTATACTCTCACGAAACCCAAAGCATTTATCGTACCCGAAGTTCCCCTGTAGTTCGGTGTGGCTACTAATAACGTATCACCATCGTCGGATAAATCGCATATACGAAGGCGGTCACCATCGGATGTAAACGTATTCATGAATGAATCATACGTACCCGAACGATCTCCTAATATATCTTGCCCCTTCTGCGACCAAGCTGAACCATTCCATGTGTAAACCTTTACGACACCTTTATCTTCTGTACTCGAATTGTAATCATGTCCCAAAGCGAGTGTATTACCGTCATATGAAAGAGCTACTGAATCTTGATACCCTCCAAAAGAATTGTTAAAGCCCGTTGAAGCCGTAAAATCGGGTCCTCGTTGACTCCAAGCACTTCCACTCCATTCGTATACTTTATACCCCGAGCTTATATATCCAAGCGCAACAACATTCCCGGTATATGAAATAGCCGAAGCACTTGGATTGGCTAGTCCCTGGTCTAATGACGCACCTTTTTGGGTCCACACAGCGGCGTTAGATGAAGCTGAGTTTGTACTATATTTTCCATTCCATGTAAATACTTGTACATTACTAGTCGAATTTACATCTTCCTTCATACCAGATGATACGACCGTGGTTCCGTCACCGGATAAAGCTCCGGTTCTACCCACGCGATCACGCCACGTAGTACCTTCCCTCACACCCTTATACGTACTCGATCCCAATTTTCTCCAGTTTCCTTCGGGTGTACCTGGTTCACTTACGTCCCAAATATACACGGCCGTGATACCCATTTCCGCTCCGGGTCCCCGGCTTCCCCCGGTGTACGGTCCAGACAGATATTGGGGCATGTACACGTATTGTACGCTTGAATCGATCCAATAAAGACTGGATACTAGAACTCGGGGATATTTCAAAGGAGCTTCAACTTCACCATTTGCGGCGGGTAATAAATCGGTTATTTCACATGTCGTGCCTATACGCGTTCGATGATTTTCGCCTATGATGTCTGTACCCCTCTGTACCCATTGACCGCCTACCTTTTCAAATATGCGTACACGCCCAGCGTTAGAGTTTGCTGAACTATCTGCATACTCTGCACCAGAAACGCGCCATTTTCCATCCCTACTTATGGCTACACCACTATCTCCACCTTCTCTATCTCCGCGGTTATCACCGGGTATGGGTCTACCTATATCGGTATACTCATATGTCGCATTCGCGTTAGGAATCGTTCCATAAGAATGATATAACGGAATATTTACTCCGTTTATACGAAGAACTTGATCATTTATATCATATGATGACGAAGCTTCAACGTATACATGAACCCATTCGTTAACCGTAAAACCCGATGTACCATTAGCTGCACCCCAAATATCATTACCACCGGCTATTGCGTAACCCCCAAAATCCAATACCAAAGCATAACCCGTCGGTTGCCCGACATAATGAAAATGGTCTGTTGGACGCGTCCAGCCACTTGGAAATGATCCACCAGCCATACGAACTTTAACCATACTTCCGTTCGAGGTCGTACCGTCACTCAAAACACGTTCAACTAACGTCATAAAATAGTCCTCGTCAGTCGACGGTGGTGGGCTGTAGAAGTCGCTGACCGTAGCTCCTTGTGATTGTTGCAGTTTTATCCAAAAAGAAGATTTCCATGTTAAATGATTATCAGACGCTACGACATCTGAATAATCTATAGAAGTAAAACCCGTGTTATATACTCTTGAATCTGTATTCAAGAGTCGTATAGCACACTCATCTTTATCATATTCAACGTCACCTTCTATAACTCCGGATGTATCAAACCTACCCCAATCCGGACCAGGTGAAATGTTTTGAATATTCACGTTCGAATACATAAAATCACCTGTCGTGAGATTTGTACCGCGCGTGTTTTTTCTGATTACTTCCCTATCACGCGTGTTATAGAACATGCGGAATGGAAGCTTTTCGATACCCTTAACCTGATTCGCTTCATATTTACCCGCGTTTATTCTATTTCTTATATACGCGTCTCCATTTACATCAAGTTTTGCTTTGATGTTAGCAGACGCACATTCGTGTGGTAAGATAAACTCGGGACCAAATTTAAAATCACCAAGCGCATTTTTAGTGAGAGCTGGTTTTTGGTCGAGAAGTAAATCATCGCGAACATATTCGTCTATATGAAATTCCGGCGCCTTTATACGAACCTGATCCAATGCACCTTCATCCGTTACGAGATTTGTAAACCGTTTACTTATTAAAAGCTCCGAAAACCCCTGTTGATCGGGGTCTCTGTTAGTCGTGTCGTAATAAATGGTCCTATTATGAATAGTAGCACTCGCGTAATTATCATCACTCGAATACGTGCCTCCAAATTGAATTTTTTTACCCGTCGCTACGTTGGACGTATCCGTAGATCCATCATTCGTTCCTACATAAATAGTATCCGCAGACATATAGCCGCCGATCACAGTATTACCTTTGATAGACTGTGTAAGAGTTGTATAATGCGTGTATAACTTTCCGGTTGTTGATGCACTCGTATTAAATCCAGTACAACCGGTAACGGCTATTTCACCGCTACATATGGCGATTTCTCCCATTCTATCATCTACATCGGTAGCATCTGGTAAAAATACCTGAGGCGTCACTTCATACCATTTATCACCACTCCAATCGAATATATGAATAGCACCTCTCGAAGGGCTTATGTCTTGTTTTAAATATTCTCTGGGTAAACGTTTGTATAATACAGCCATACGATCACCTTGATAATCCAGGTTAAACGACTCACCCATACGGCCACCGCCGTTAGAACCGATAAGTTGATTTTTATATTTTACCCATCTGTCTATGTTCCAGTACCACGTCTCGATTTTACCTACGTGAGCAGAGTTACCCGTACCATCTATAGAGTATCTAGGAGAACCTACTACGAGGCGCTGACCATCAGGTGTAATTCTCACACATGTCCCCGAAGATGTATAATCAAATGCCGTAACGTTACTCACGTGTTCCTCGAATGTAGGATACGAATTTTCTATAAACGTATCTTCCGTATCACCGTGAAGATCTAAACCCTTTTGAGATACGGAATTAGACCAATCCGAATTTGGACATTCTAAAACGCGTACCCAACCTAAAGTAGAAATGTTATCATAATAATCATCGTAACCGAATATGTCATATCTCTCATTACCATCTTGTGTGAGAGTGCCTCTATCCAAAAATGTATGCGGTACACCTATCACCGAGAGTGATGGATTCTGAACATTTACAACTTTTGCTACGTACGTATACGGTATAGACGTACAGTTATCGTTATGTATATACGATAGTTTCGTACCAGGTGCACCGGCCGTTATAAATTTACTGTCCGGTGTTATATCAACGGAGTACCCGTAATTGTTATCCGAGACAGCGTGTGATGGATACGTATTGCTCGATGCATTCATATCATAATAAATGTTCGTATCGTACTTTATCTTTTGTTTGACACTTCCCGCGGAGTTTTCGTAAACTTTGACCCACGTCGACGCACCGTTAATTTGGTATACATATATTTTGTTAATACCGGGTGCGCCTACAACAACCGTGTTACCATCATTTTTTGAAATTGATACACTAAAACCAAATTGATTTGAAGCACCCGCGTCCGGACACGTTATGGTCACAACCGAATTTGTTCCCGAGGACCAGCGATTTACACCCGAACCAGATGTCGTGTGAATATGTATTTTGTTTTGACCAGGTTCTCCAACTACTACACGCGTACCATCCCAGTTTGATTTTACAGAACGACCCAATTCTGCACTGCTAGAAGTACCCACTGTAGTTAACAGGGAAGAGGAGAACGTATTCGGAGATGTTTGAGCCTCCGGGGGTGTGTATAAAAAGATTTCAAACTTACCCGTAGATGATGCATCTTCCGAAGATCCTACGAAATATATTTTCGAATCGAAAGAGATATCCACGGCCGAACCAATATTTTGATTCGCACTTCCTGCGATTATAGGCCTACTTATACTACCTGTATCGTAAGACATCTAGTATAATTTGGGATTTAAATTCTGCTTAAATTATCATTTGGGAAGTCGTCTGTGGTCGTTCAGCTGTGACCACCTGTTTTTTCACGAAAAAGTTCGTAGCTCGTACTTCATTTGCATCTACGACATCTACAACTTTCATGTTCTTTGATACATATACACTCCCTGATATCGACAGTTTATCGCTATTGGTATCACTTATAAGTACATTTGAACCAACCTGTAAATCTACCGTGGGGGTACTCGTGGAAATGCCAACAAACCCACTACTATAGTGAATAGTGTTATTAACACCTGTTTCCGTCCAAATACCAGTCGGTGCAGATGCCCACACGGGATTCGTACCATCACTCTTTAGTATCAAACCCGATGTACCTATACCAAGTTTTGCTAGGGTATTTGTACCCGTGGCGTATAATATGTCACCCTGTGTAAACGGTTTTGGTAACTCGGACGTCGGCGTTCGCCAAACTGGTATGCTACCATCACTCTCTAAAACCTGACCAGACGTACCTATATTTAATTTAGCGAGTGTATTTGTTCCACTCGCGTATATAATATCACCGGTAGTAGAAGTTTCTATGTTCGTTATTCTAGAGGCGTTAGATGTTAAATCTGTAGCAAGAGCTACACCAGTTAAATTTGTACCATCACCATAATATTTCGAAGCTGTAACATTACCCGTGACTAACACATTTCCACTTGCTTCGAGTGAGGTGACTGTGTTTACCAATCGCACCATAACATCCGTTGTTTCTCCGGCAGTTGTTACTGCCTGTAAGTTACCGACGGCACCGCTAGCCGTTACTTGTCTCCATCCAACTTCGCCTGGTGCAATGATAGTGAGAACATGACCAGTCGTCGTTCCTATGGTCACATTTGAAGCCTGTACATTTTGGTCTGTGTAAATCATATCACCCGGAGCCACGAGTATGGAACTTAGATCTGCACCCCCTCCACCAGAGGATGTGTATTTCTGTGTGGCACGTCCGACTGAACAACGTCCCATTCTTATATTTGTATGAGACATTTTCCGGGGGTAAAGTCGTATTTATCTTCCTTGGGCTGTTTTGGAATGTTAAATCCACCCTGTCGATATACACGTAGACGTTTATTGTACATTGCAAAAAACACTGACCATTGATCCACTACATCATAAATCCGGGGATTATTCTTCTTTCCTTTTGTTTCTCGCATGATACGACCTATACTCTGAACAATATCAGATTTTGGAGTTGCTAATATAACGGTATCCAAAGATGGTATATCTAAACCCTCGTGAGCTTGGCTAAAGGTTGCAAAAATAATCTTCTTTTTACTAGATTCAGCTAGTTCAGCTTCTTTCATCCCCCCCATATACAAACCGGATGTTGTCTTGAATTTTCCATGTAAATACTCACAATGAAACCTGCGGTCGCTTAATACTAAAACTTGGCGCGTTGTTTTAGATAGGTCTTTTATTGTTTGAAGTATAAGTCGGTTTCTATCTGGTATTTCGGTAATTTCCGTTATCATCGTGGGTAGTGATAATTTACCATAGCGAGTGCATGGAGGTGGGTCTTCGTATCGATCACATGTAAATTCTAAAGGAAATACGTCAACTTGATCCTGTTGTTTCCGTTCGACTGAAAAGAACGTGGGACCCATAAACCAATGTAAAACTTTGGTGAGTCCATCTTTTCTATTAGGAGTTGCAGATAGACCAAACGTATGCTTCGGGCATAACTTGAAGAGACTCTGACTAAATACTTTTGCGCATATATGATGCGCTTCGTCAACTATGAGTGTACCTATGCTATCAAAGTCTTCAAATGAATATTCTTTGAGCGACAATGATTGAAGCATGGCTATCACGAAATCACAATCGAGTTCTTTTTTATTTTGCTGGACGATGCCTATACTCGCACCTGGACAGAACTGTTGTATTCGTTCTCTCCATTGATTAGCTAAAAATTCTTTGTGAACAACGATCATCGTGCGATAACCCAACTTAGACGCTATGGCCAGGGATACAGTCGTCTTACCAAACCCGCATGGGAGTGAGAGGATACCATGACCTGTCTCAATAGCTTTAGCAAGAGCTTCATTTTGATGAGTTTCATCTCGCAATTTTCCATGAAATGATATTTTAATTTTAGTTGGTTCGGGGCGAACATCTTCTGTCACGCGTCCAAACCTTTCTTCTGCATAATATCTCGGTACACATAATCCAGATTTTGCTTTTCTGAACACTTTAAAGGATGGTGGTGCCACACCAAAATCTGCATTAACGATCGGCCGAACCGTGAGTTCTTTTTTCACTTCAGGCGTGTCTGGAACTATACATCCGGACCGCGTGAGTTTCATACGATAAATGGGTCTATTAACTTTATATGTCCTAATTTCCACGAATATCCACTATAGTTACCTATGTTCCAACCTCCCATAAAATCTGCAACGATACGAACTTTATCAGCTTTTTTAAGTGATTGAACAGGAGCACCTTCATACGAACACATTACACGCCTATACCTAAAAGGAACTTTCACCGTGAGAATATTACCATCAAGAGGGTTATCAATATTTGTATTTTGTAATGCAACTTTTGTTTGTGACGAATGTGCAATTAAAGCTGTCTTTTCTGGTATTATTAACCGTAAATATTGTTTATCATTATATTCGTACATGGGTGTATGAACTGAACACTCACATTCAATTCGTCTCAGTGCAATATTTCTCATAGGCATATATTTATCGAGTTGATTTTCTTTATTTGGGTTTCCATTTAAGGAATTTAGGTAAGATCGCTAACGCGACGAGTAAAATGAAAATATCTATTTTTAAAACTTTATTTCTTATATCTGGGCACCAGTTTTTGAAATCTTTGATCTGCTTAGATTCCTGTGGTTTTGCCCAATGATAAAACATAGCAAGGTAAGTGGGGCCCATGTTCCGCTTACAATCATAATGATGATCATAAAACGCCAACACGATGTACGGGAAATACAAAAGGGCTAATAGAATCCACTTATTCTTCTTCGGCAAGAACCAATAACCACCTGCTAACGCTAATGTAAACCATATACATTTCCAATTTACGACTGGTTTAACATTGTAACAATCTTCTTTCTTATCAGAGTCCATGTAAAATATCTTGAGAAAAAAATTAACAATAACGACCTAAGTTAGAGAGATAAATTTATCCGTATGTAATAAGATGGCTCTTTGTTCGCTGAACATCTTGCCACAAAACGTGAAACATACCACACGTAAATACAAGACGTGGAGATTTGCGTCGGAGTTTCTTATTCGAAAAAATGTAACAAAAGATCAAGCTGAATTAGGTCGTTGGACGAGAGATAGACTCGTCGATCTTGGACCCACATTTATCAAACTGGGTCAAATTGCATCCGCGCGCGCCGACTTGTATCCACCCGAATTCATTCAGCAGCTCGAGACATTACAAGATGATGTACCACCAATAGACAATGTAATGTCTTGTATAGATACGTCTCAATTTGATACATTCGACCCTGTACCATATAAATCCGCGAGTATTGGTCAAGTGCATAAGGCTACGCTTCATGACGGAACGGATGTTGTTGTAAAAGTAAAAAGACCGGGGATTTACGATATGATGAAAGAAGATACAGACACTATAATGAAGATTGTTGATTTTCTCGAAAAGATTGGAGTAGATACCGGTACGAGTACGAACTATGTACTCAAAGAATCTGTGGAATATTTACTCGCCGAAACGGATTACGAGCGTGAGACGACAGACGCTATAATGTTCAAGTGTGCTATGAGAGAAATAGACTGGATCAAGGTGCCGGGTGTGTATAAGCATTTGTGTACAGAGGATATGATCGTTATGGAATACGTGTATTCTACGAAACTGACGGAGATACCAGACCCGAGAGTGAACAAGAAAAAGATCTGTGAAGCTCTTATAAATTCATATCTTGTTCAAACCATGGAAAAGGGTTTTTTTCACGCAGACCCCCATCCGGGGAACCTTGGGTTTACTGAAGATGGAAAGCTTGTATTTTACGATTTTGGTTTGGTGATACCTCTATCAAAGGAGCTTACAGAAGGATTCAAAGACCTTTTTGTGTGTATAATAGACAGGAACACAAAGGGAATCGTCGAGATTCTCATAAAGTTAGGGGTCATCACACCCACGACTACGGACTTGAGTGACATTGAACTTTTTTTCAAAACTGCACTCAACTATCTTGAAACACTCGACGGTAAAAGTGTGAAAGACGACATTTTAAACGATGATATACTCATCTCTCTCGCACAAAAGAAGCCGTTCATAGTGCCCACATCGTTTGTATATTTAGCAAAGACCTTTTCTACCATAGAAGGCACCTGTGTTGCACTGGATCCCATGTTTACGTATTATGATTACCTAGAACCCATGTTACAAGAAACCGTTGAAGAGGCTATAGATGTGAGAAAAATGTTGACGACGGCCGTGGAAATGCCCGGAAGGATTCGGGAGATTAACTCAGCAGTTCTTAATTTAGAAAAATCAAGAACGACGATGAAAAGATCTATGGAGAAGACGAGACGGGAAGTCAAAAATGCTCAATATACAGTGTTATCGACCATTTTTGCCACGAGTATGATTGAACATGGCTACATGAATGAATGTGTTGTATTTTTGTTTGCTGTTATATTTTTTACTGTTCGTAAAAGTCGATCTTAGCGGGGGCAGGGGTGGTAGAAGTAGAAGTAGACTCCTCTGTTGTAAAAAAAGCCTTGTGTTCCTCGAAAAGCTTCTTGGCTCGTTTCTTCTCATCCTCAGCGATACCCTTGAACGCGTCACCAATCTTATCGAGCTCATTCTTGCGGCGCTCCCTGGTTTCCTTGCCGAACTTCTTAAAACGCTGCTGTGTAGACATCATAATAGTGGGGGAAGACATTAAAGCGAACATGTTGACTTGCTTAATCTACATTGAGATTTTTATCTTTAAGTCCTAACGCTTCCAATTTTGCCTCATATTCCCTGCGTTCCCCGGGAGATTTAATGATCTCCCCGTGCTTGAGAGCCCTGATCTCTGGACCCGTGAGTTGAATAGCGTCTACCCTGAAATCCTTGAATGCTCGCATTGTGATAGGTACGAGAGGTTCGATCAGATCATAGATAGCCCGCGCGTAATCCTGGATTTCCTTTTGTGCATGAGAATCCATTCGAAGATGGAGATAATGCATGAGGTTATGAAGATTGATCTTCCAATAAAATTCTGTGTAAGTTGATTGAGGAAGATTCCCCCTGGCCTGCTCCCGACAACAACCATCCTCGAGAAGCTTTTCATAAATATCGAACGACTTCTCCAAATGAGAGTGCATACCGTCTTGGTCGATATTCACTACACCCTCCGATCCCTGGTGATTCACCTGGGACTGTCCTCTAAGTTCACCTGGTTCATAATACTCCTTGGGAACGATTGAATATCTCGCGGACATCTCGTTCACGCTCGCCGTCCTATGACGAAGGTGTTGACGAGCAATGTAAATGGGCATCTTGATATGAAACTTGAACTCAACCATTTCAAAAGGGGTCGTATGCCAATGGCGCATCAGATACCGTAAAAGTCCAGTATCACCTCGAGAAGTTTTCGTTCCGTCACCGTACGATACCCGAGCGGCTTGTACGATCGAACTATCGAGATTTTCCCTGGGCATGTGGTCAACAAGCCGGACAAAGCCATGATCGAGTACCTTGATTTCCATTATATTTTATTATTGTTCCATTTCTTTAATCAGATCGTCTAAGCAACGGTAATATCTTTTGAGATCTTTCATGAATCTTTTATTATTCTCTAGGCATTCGCACTCGGGTTTATTCTTGTAAATCCATGCGAGATTTGACTTTGAGTATTTGGTTCGCTTTTGGTTCTCGTTCGGCTTACGTGGCACGACCTTTTTACTTGCGGCTTTCTTAGTTTTGGGTAAAGGTTCAACTCGCTTCGTGTAACTAATAGCTTGCATGACCGTATCCGCCAAATCATCCTTCTTCTTTGATTTGTCGAATATAGGCAACCAATGCTCATTTACAGTACCAGTTTCTAGAAACTTTCTACATCTTTCTATCGATACTTTTTTACGTTTTAGGTACTGTGCTTTACCGGCTCCGCATACATCCGGGATCTTAAATCGTGCATCATACACGATAGTATCCGCGCGAGGAGCTTTAATGACGAAGTAGGCGTGTAAAAAGTGTTCGACCATTTTCATCTTTTTATTGCGATCGGGTTGTTTTTCAATAAGAATAGTATCACACGTGAGAACCCATGGTCTCTCGTCTAGATGATTTCTTAAAGAAACGTACACACCGTCTTTGTGCTCTGGTGGTATTCCCGATACGTCCCACTGTACTACGAGGTTTGACGTATCGTCGAATTGACACATGGCTAAATTTCGGATTCCGACATCTATACTAAGTATCATTCTTTAATATAAAGAAAAATAGGCTTTAAGTACTTACATGAAGAAAGAAAGTATGTATATGAGTAATAAACAGCAGCATACCATCGCGGCATACTTCAAACCCGATTTGAACTTCTCGAGGATTCCATTTGGTCCGAAGGCCGGCGGTAATCCTAGAGCCTTGAAAGCTTGATCGGTCATACCCTTGGCCATATCGCCCACGGGTCCTGTAACCGCTTTAGCGGCATCTCCGACGGGTCCGAGTTTATCGAGTATACCCGATTCGTGTTTGTCTCTGCACTTTTTATCACACATTTTCTGACACGCTTCTTTGGATGTATTATCTTTATCGGTGCAAAAAGGGTTATCTTTGGGGGCACTAGGGTCCGTTTGTAAGGATCTATATTTAACGGCACTCTTTTCAATTTTTCCGGCTACATAATCGTCGTTATTCGACGGTAAACAAAGGTTGAAACACTTTTCTATCTTCTTACCTTCTTTCATAGTTTTATACGCTACTGTAATAGCCGCGGCACCGACAGCCGCCTTCGCGACGGTTTTGGGTTTAATTTTCTTAGCAGCGGCCGCACCTTTCTTAGCGGCCGATTTTGCGGATTTGGCTCCTTTCTTAGCGGCTGATTTTGCGGATTTGGTTCCACTTTTAGCAGCTTTTTTAGCTGCAGCACTCGCTCGTTTGGATAGATTCGCGGCTTTTTTTGCCTGCCCTTTGGCGGCTTTTGCGGAAGCCTGTGCAGCCTTTTTAGCCGCACCCGCAGCGGCTTTCGCAGCATTCGCAGCCGCCATTTTAGCCATCATAGCCGCACGTTTACTTGCTGCAGCGGCAGCTTTGGCTACTTTAGCCGCCCGAGCACCGGCCTTACCAGCCGCGGCGACGGCCCTATATTCTTCATCGCGGCGAACGATCATATTACTAATTACTGAGATTTAATTTTTGTTACATGTCGCACCGTCATCACGATAGCCTGGAGGACACTTCTTCCAACAGACCCCCGCTACATTCTTCCAACCGGGTGGGCAATAATATCTTTGGAATAGGTTCACCTTAATACCCGGTCCACCCTTGGGTTCGCAGAGCGCGCCAATGTCTTTGTAACCGTACTTGTAATTTCTTTTGTATTCGGTAACTTCCTTGTTATAAGATGCTTCTAGAGGGTCATGCTTCTCCGTTTTCATCTTTTCCTCTTCACGCTTTAATTTATCAAGCTCCGCCTTGGTATCCATGAAACCAGTATCACCATCCGCGATTTGTTTATCGAATTTGGCCTGCATATCATTGACCTTTTTACGCATAGCTTCGAAGTCCTTCTTAACGACTTCATACTCCTTTCCAAGGCGTTCCATCTTATCCTTGTTACCCGGTACGATTTCTCGAGGGCATTGATCCCAGCATACACCCGCAATCTTTTTGCGTAGCTTGGGATTCTTGGGATCCTGGCCAGGCGGCTGGAAGGAACTGGGACCGCAGTGTTCGCGATCCCAAACCTTTACGCGGATACCGGGTCCACCCGGAGGTTCGCAAATAGCCCCAAGTTTCTTATACTTATTGGGGCACTGATCCCAGCATACACCTAAAATCTTCTTTCGCATTCTAGGCTTTTTAGGATCCTGACCAGGTGGCTGATTCGCCATAGGACCGCAATATTCACGTTTCCAAACGGGAACCTTAATACCCGGACCACCCTTGGGATGACATAAAGCTCCTATATCCTTGTATCCAGATGGACACTTTGTCCAGCAAACGCCGGCAACGTTTTTCATACCGGATGGGCAGTATTGACGCTGGAAGAGATTCTTCTTGATACCAACACCGTTTGTGGGGTGGCACATGGGACCGCGGCCCTTGTATCCTGAACCGCATCTCTTGTAACATAAACCCGCGTCTTTCTGAGGCTTCTTACTGGGACACGAGTTAAGAGGTTTGGCTTTACCGGCACGCGAGTATCTAGAACGGGGCTTATCACAGAATGCGGAACCAGCCGCACCTGAGCGGAACCTGAATCCTGGTTTACATTCATTATTACATGTTGTACCCCTGTACCTATATCCAGCTCTACACGGCTTTCGTTTATAGAAACAACTCTTCCACGGCTTACTGCATTTATTACCTGGTATATACGCGTGAAGTCTTTGTAAACACGTCAAACCGGTGTTCCTGGTACCGGATGGGCACGACCCTTCGCATTCAAGTGCACGAGACTTGTAACCGGGTCTGCATTTAGGATAACATAAAGCACCCTTTTTATCCTGACTGGAATTACAAATCATGGGTACACCCGCGCCACGTCCCTTTGCATCTCTCCAACAGCTCGTACCATCGTCGCGAAGCTTTCCGTATTGGCGTTCATAATGCTTACACGATCTCTTACTCGCGGGGCGAGATTTCTTGGCGACGGTATCCTTCCAGCAGCTTGTACCATCGTCACGGAGTTTACCGTATTTCTTCTTCCAATGGCTACAAGGTCTCTTTTTCGTCATGGACGATTTAATAGCGATAGTATCCTTCCAGCAGCTCGTACCGTCATCACGGAGCTTACCGTGTTTATGTTTCCATCTACTGCATGGATATTTCTTAGTTATCGACGATTTTTTGGCAACTGTATCAAGCCAGCAACTCGTACCGTCATCGCGTAACCTCGCACCGAAGTACGAGCAAGGGCGCTTTTTAGCGGGCTTAGATTCTTTCGCTTTTGTATCCATGATTTCACCTATAGCAAATTCCCCGATACCGTGCATAATAAGCGTTCCCGGGTTTGCATAGTACAAACCCTTCGCTATGCTAAGAGGATCACCCTTTTTAAAGTTATCTATAACCTTCGATTGGTATCCTCGAATAACACCGCGAGTGATCGTTTTACCGAAAATCATTTCGGCAAACGCTTGACCTGGCTGCGTACGACAATTATTGTTCTTGAATACAAGACCGTAACGTCTACAGAACGCTTTGGTGAAATTGCACACACCATTATCAAAATTAAACGTAACGCCGAGTTTTTGAGGTTCTACAGCTTTCGCGAGTCCCGAATTTTGGCGACGCTTTAAACAATACGCGACAAGTGGACCGTACGCACGTCCTAAGACCACCTTTTTGGGAAGGGGTCTCTTTTGAAGGTTAGGGTTTTTCGCATCACCCGGATTAGCGCTATTTATTATGAAATAATGATCTGTATAAGAAGCTACGGTAGGATCCAGATAGTCCACGGGCGTGTCGGGTGGCTTGAAAAAGTCATTATGTTGGAGCCATTTGGATGTGTTGTCCGTATTCCATTTAGCAGCGGCGTCGGCTGTAATACTAATGCCTATACGCTTAGGGGTACTCATAACCTCTAAAAGCTCGAGACCCTTAGCCTTTTCAGGAGGACAAATTTCCTTTAGTTTTTCAAATAAGATCTTATCACGTTCTTTATGGTATTTTTTCTGTATAGCTGCACCGAAATCTAGAATAGATTGGGGCATTTGTGGTTCTGCGACGGACCCATCGAGTGATGCGACTGTCTGTTCCATGAACTTGGCCCATGCGGGACCGGCGATGGGATCTTTTGGGATGTTCGGCATCACGTATTCTTCGAACATCTTAGTAGTCATAAATTCCGAAGCAGCGGCAAATTCATCCTTGGCGTATTCGGTTATGGGGAACAAAAGTGGCCACTCACTATCATTAGATTCTGTTACTCTTTTGTAACCATCTGCATCTATACGTACGCGTGCGCTATCGAGTACACTTTGCGAAGTATATGTTTCGTAACCCGAAACGTCGATGATATCGAGAGATATCGATACTACATCGAACATCAACATTACTGCAGCCGCGACCATACCAGGAGGTCCGGCCGCACTCAAGGTAGCGGCTTTAGTACCGGCGGCGGCAACTGCAGCAGTTGCTTTGGCTCCTGCTTTAACAGCGGCTTTTTGGGCAGCCTTTTGAGCAACCTTCGCAGCGGCTTTTTTAGCTGCAGCTTTTGCAGCCTTTTTAGCTGCAGCTTGTGCAGCCTTTTTAGCTGCAGCTTTTGCGGCAGCCTTTTGGGCAGCCTTGGTTGCACCTCGTTTGGCCGCTCTTTGAGCAGCCTTTTTAGCAGCGGCTTTCGCGGCTTTTTTACCAGCGGCTTTCGCCGCCGCTTTCGTAGCCTGACTTCCCATGGCTTTTGTAAGAGCTTTTTCGAGACCCTTTTTCATTACAGCCGATGCGATACTTGAAACTAAAAGCTCTGTACCCATCTGCTTAGCCATCTTAATACGTTCCTGTTTCTTATCGACGGCTTTGCCCTTAATTTTACAACACCCCATTTCACTATCGGGGTCTGGTTCGTAATTGGGACCACAACCGATTTTAGGGTTGGCGTGCTTAGGAAATGCACACTTCTTTTCGACGAGCTTCTTTATCTCTTCAACGAGACCCTTACCAACCTCTTTATCTCCTACACTTTCGACCTTCTTATCTATCCGCTCCTTCAACTCCTCGTCAGTTTCCATCTTGATTTCATCGACTTTGGGGGTGATCTTTTCGGGACCACCCGCAGCCTTATCTAAAATCTGAGACACAGCTTCCGCCTGTGCTGGGACAGTCTTTTTTTGTGCAGCCAAATAAGCATACCCGAGAGCAAGTACTATGACTACGACTACCCCGATTGCTATCATCGTACTCTCTTATGTTATACACTACAAAAAAATATTATTACTTAAAGACTAATTTCGGTTTAATATTATGTCGTGGTGCTGGTGGTGTTGTCACGATTTTGAAACAGAACCATTGGCTTTACCATTAAAGCATGACGAAAGACGGAACAAGTTCATGACGACAGGTAGGTTTTGCTCCTGGAGTTGTATGAAATCATATGCGATAGATTCATATGGTTTAAGTAAAGGAGGTCTCATATGCGGAAATATAGTCATGATGCGAAAGCAACTATATGGAAAACGGGGAATGATTAAGATGGCACCAAAACGTCAGATGTTAGTCGAATTTGGTGGTAATTTAACTATAGAACAATTTAGGGAAAATATGGTGATCGACACGATTCCTAAAAAAGAAGTCGTGGAAGAAAAGGAAGTAGACATAGTGGTTCCTGTTAATAATACGACGGCTAAGATGTACGAAATAAAAGGCGCAACGGGTACAAATGAGCCATTGCGACTTAAACGTGCTAAACCGCTTAAGAGAGATCAGAATAATTTAGAAACAGTTCTTGGCTTGGTTATTAAACCGAAGAAGTAGAACAATTGAGACAGGTTTCTCCTGAATAAACAAATGAACAACAATCACATTCTTTTAGAGGTATAATATTCCTCTTTTTGAGTTTATTATGTGAATATAGTACAAGATCTTTGATAGTGTATATTCCATATGTGATCATTGTTTCAAGAGTTGGGAACTTCATTTAAATTTAATACAGTAGCAAGCCTTATTTACCTTTAGCATGATCGAAAAACTGTCGATCATGGGAGGAACCATCGTCTTCAAAACAGTTTCAAGCTCGGAGTCCTCGTCGCCTGCATCGATCTGCTCGATGACGGAGTAAATGAGATCGATAACGAGCTCCTTCTTTTCAGGTCCGACGAGACCCTTCATACTCTGAACATCCATCATGAGAGTAGACACAAGTCCACAGATGTTTTCCTTGTTGATACCAGTCTTCTTGTATTTGTTCACAAGACGTGTAATCTTGTTCACGATCTTCTCATTATCTTTGCCCTTGGTAGCGTACGACTTCAAAATGTTATCCATTTGTATTAGCCTACATTAAAATCTTTAACTATATAAATGGTGAGTACAGACGACCTCATAGCAGCCACCGCGATTTCTATAGGTGTAGGTCAGATGATGCTTCGTTTGAATACCGTAAAGTTTGAGAAGATAGATAATACGACGTACCCCATGTTATACTCTGGTATCATAGCCAGTATCATGTGGTGTTTCTACCAGTACAGAAAGGGTGCAAACTATTCTGCTGTATATTCTATACTAGGCCTAGTTGTGCAACTATATATCTTATTGGAATTATCATCTAGGGATCGTAACAAAGAGAAAACACAATCTAGTATTTGAAGTTTGTCTTTGAACGTGAGTTTACCTACATTTCGCATAACGTGAACTATAAGCATACAAACTACATAAGTGGCCTCATGCAGTTCCATACTTTGTGTTCTTATTAGTTTTTTAATTATTACGCCGCGATTTGCTGATTTAGGGGCGCGGTGAGTCCCGCGGCGGCTCGAGCGCGGTTCGCGTAAGCGCCTTTACCACTAATGACAAATGTAAAAGCGGCGCCGGCGAGTATCGCGATAACGGAAAGACCGATACCAGCCTTCGCGTAGTTTTGATCAGATTTCTTAGGGTTGCATTCAGCGGGTTTGAGAAGCTGGTGTAAAAGGATGGACGCGGTGAGACCCATGGCACCCATCACTATAGTTAAAGGACCGGCCGCAGATTTCCCGTAACCGGAAATCATGTCGAACAAACCACCCTTCTTAGTGGCGAGAACGGTGGCGGGAACAGTAATCATGATAGTCAGGCACTGTGTAAGGAATATTTTACGATTTTCATACATAGATTTTCCCTGAATAGCCTTGCAGCTATTGTAATGCTTGATACCCACGATACATAACGCGGCGAACATTAAAGCCATGATGAGTAAAACACCTCCTTGAGCAGCACTTATAGCGGCCATTGTTTACTTTAGACGAAGAAAAAAACTACAAATTTTGATATAATTTATCCTGAGCAACCTGACGATCAACACTTTTAATGTGCCATAACGCGATAGAAGGGGAGGCTTCAGCTTGGGCGACATTCGAACTTCCGGTGAGTCTTTCGTGTAATCCTCTGGACCACCTGATTTTATCAGTGTTTTTGAAATATCTTCCCTGATAATCTGGCCAGTTAATCCATCCTAAATGATTTGTGTTGAAGTTCATTTTTTTACACCACTCTTTCGTACATCCCGGGATAATATTAATACGAGGAATGTGTAGTATATCTCCGGTAAACGTTTTGATACACTTTATGAGCTCTTCTTGGGGCATTTCATCCGCGTCTAATACAAAAATGTAATCACCTTTGCATTTTGTTATATGATAATTCCTGTGATCGGAAAAATTTCCGCAAAACGGACGTCTATGAACCTCTATATCATCAAAAGATTCTAAAACTTTTTCGACTTTGGGAGTAACGTTTTTTTCATCCACGAGGACGTTTATATCATCTTCTGGATGTATCACAGCTTTTAGAAATGAGAGTAACTGATGTAACTCTCGGTGCTCATTACATACAGTGATAGCGTATGTAATCATGTATTAATTAAAGAGAAAATCTTTAACTAGTATAAGATGTTTGGGCGAATTCATGGTAGATTCTTTTTGAAACAGGATCTCGGAATAGAGGACGATGATACACCCGATACTGTTACCATTTCCGAAATTTTAGAAACGTATCCGTTATGGGAAATGTGGTTGAATAGACTCAAGGAAAAAAGAAAACAATTGTTTACAATGTTTGAAACGTCCGACGTTCACCCACATGTTATTGAAAAGATGAAACTATTCGATAAGGTGATAGTTCCATATGATTATCTTAAAAATATCCTTGAAAGGTACGGTGTTAACTGTGTATCATTAAACTGGTACACATCACCCTTAATTCGAAGCAAGCCTATCGTTATTTGTAAACACCCGGATCCAAATAGAAAGGTGTTTTTGTACGTGGGTACAAATGATGTTAGAAAAAACGCCGTCAAATTAGCTCATATGTTTGCTAATATATTGACTGGTACAAAACATGTGCTCATGATGAAAACAAACCACGTGAATAATCTGCCTAATCATCCCAATATAAGCTACATAACTGGTCATTTAGATCTAAATAGGATGGCTGGGTTATATAATATGTGCGATTACTTCATTTCATTTTCTAGAGGAGAAGGGGTTGGTTTACCGATGCTTGAGGCTATGTATTTTAAAAAGCCTGTTATAACACACGATGGGGGTGTACTGAGTACTATAAAAAATGATAGATGGATAGTCCTTCCTTATGATGAGGTTCCTATTAACAAGGAAGAGGTACCGGATTTTCTTAAAAATGTATTTCATGGTACATGGTGGGAAGTTGATCAAAAAATTTCGACAACTATAATTAAAGCTTTATTGTGAGTGTAACTTATGGAGATACACTGCGTTCGATGTAAAGTAGGTAGATACGATGTTGCAGTGATAAATGACGATGAGTTTGTTGGTCATACCGCTAGGGCTTCGGGTGTATTTTGGGAGGCTTGGATTGCCGATCACGTGAAAACGTATTATAAAGAAGGCACGGACATTTTGGACATAGGCGCGAACATAGGTACGCACACTCTTATGTTTTCTGAAATAGGTCCTGTTCATTCTTTTGAACCCATGTATCACCAAGTATTGAAGAAAAATTTAGAATTGAATACACTTGATAATCCGGTTAAGATTTATGCACACGCTTTATCTGATACCGATGATACAAAGAATATGTTTCTCCCACTTAGAATGCCTTATGGATTGAGAAACTATGGAGGTACTTCAATGCATATGAACGAAACGTGCAAACACGAAAATACCGCTGTACCCGTGGAATGTAAAACACTCGATTCGGTTTATGATGGAGTTCCATCTATTATAAAACTTGACGTAGAAAATCATGAGTTGTACGTATTGAGAGGTGCGATTAACACTATAAAAATGCACAAACCTACAATTTTTATAGAGATAACAGATTATGAAACGAGTGAAGTTAGAAAATTATTAGAGGATTTCGGGTATGGTGATCCAATAGCATTAAAAGATAAAAATTATATTTACACGTATGACCACAAATCGTCACCAAACACGGTTTTAACCATGCGGGGTGTATAGTTACCTTTTACATCCAAATGAAGAAAGTTTTTTGTGGGATCGCCTATCTCCATTAAATTTATCATCCACGCATAACAACTGTCCATACAGTGTACTTCTTTCGCATTTTCAATAACAGTCAAATAGTCAAATATATTTGATCTATTTTTAAGTCGCTCTTCGGTTACGCGAAACACATCTTTGGTAGGAATGTCTATTTTCATTCCTCTAGTTTCATCGTCATGTACAAAAGTGTAATCATCGCTTTCGTATTTGATTTCCGATTCACGATCACGCACAACTTTAAACTTGGAATACATATACTTGGGTGGTATACCAGCTTGAATGTATATACTATGAGCCCAATTAGCCATATCACTCACAGGTCCACTTGTAATAAAGTTCCATGTATCATCCGGTAATTTATACGTAGCAAGTGGAAATGGGGTACCTTCAACCTGCATCCACATTTCTCTAGCGTCGGTAGTGTTTACTGGTTTAATTTTAACATTGTTCAAGTCCCTGTACATGAATTTTACCGAGTCTACGTGTTGTTTCTTTACAAAAATACACACATCTTCTCGTTCTGCAAAGTGTCTAACCATTCCATTAAGCATTATAGCATCGCCTAGACCCAGATGATGCAATATGCTTATCATTTTATAATAACATGATTTCTGTTTTTAAGCATAACTTTTTTCCTCCACAAAATTTGAACCATGTTCTATATTTATCTTCTTTTTGATGACTGAACGTTTATCATTAAATTTGTAAACACTTCGAGCCAATTGTACAAACTCTTCACCGAAGTTTTCTTCCATTTCATATTTTCGAATACGGTCTTCTATATTCCATAGAGTTTCGTTAATTACATATAGATCGGATTTATGAGATGTAGCAAACTCATGTTTACGCAAAGCATCTAATTCTCGTGAGACATTTTGCAGTTTCATGGTATCGGTTATGTATTTAAGTTTGAGTTCAAGGATGGTTATTTTATCTATGAGTTCACCCTTAGATACTTCTATAAGCATTTGTAAATAGGGTATTTTTATCTTTATATATGGGTCACACGTATAAAGATAAAAGTGTGTCTGGAGTGGGGTTCGAACCCACGCGTGCATAGCACAGACGATCTTAAGTCGTCCTCCTTAGACCACTCGGACATCCAGACATATTATATATAAGTCTCATTCTTTTAAGTATCTAAAGATAATAATCTAAACAGTGATATATGAGTTACATATTAGCATCAGCCAAACCTGTAATTAAATCGACGGTGGATTATGAAAAGTTGAAGACAAAACTTCGTAATTCTACTACAGGTTATGGGACTGCTATTGCTGCAAGTTATTTTATAACACAGGGTGCTGCGGAAGGTGTATCTGCGACGTTGGGGGCTGTGTCTTCACTCGCATACTTGGGATCACTGATCAAATATGTAGACGAATTGGAAAATTCTCCTATTCAAACTCAGATTCTCATACCCGTAGGTACGGCTATTTTTGAATCCATGTGGAATAATGCACCTTTTAGCTTCGATTTTGACTATGGAGCAACTTTTGTTGGCTTTTTAGCTTATAAATTTGCCTTGACGTCCGTATTATTTGAAACTATCAGGGATATGATGATAAAAGATAGCACCGACGCTTATGTTACGAGAGAGATTGAATATAATGATCTTACAATAGACGAAGAATATGAAAATGCATCTTCTTACGAGAAATTATAAACTCAGTCGTTCTATGGGTTTTTTTACTCGTGTACTTCTTCTAAGTTCCGGTGTCTCGTGGGTTTCAGAATCCGACACATTATAAAACAAGACCCTGAAGATGGATACATATTTTTCAAAACGATTGTCCATTGAGGCAGCTTCGTATGCTTTGTAGTACAAGGTTTCATAAAAATTTACCGTCAATGAGACCATTGTATTATACTTAACCACTTCATCGAATATATGTAACAGGCAACCTCTTTTCAATTGTCCGGTCTTTAATCTTTCACATTCATCAAGAAGGGTTTTTATATTCTTGCAAAACATGTCCGTATCAACATATTCCATATAGGTGTATTTCTCACATGTCGGACACTGAATAAGATGTCTACGACATTCTTTGACCGGTGCTACAAATACCGAATTATTAACTTCATTAACAGAGTTTCTAGACATTTCATGGACACAAGTCATACAAAATATATGTCCACATGTGAGTAGTTTTGGGTTTAGTATAGGATTTTTGCATATAGTACACATAGTTTTATTATAATGATAATGATCATCGCATGTATTTGACCCACGAAATCCACCATGCCGTGTGCATGGAACATTTCCAGGATTGTATGCTTTACAAAACATATTTACGAATAGTGTGTTATTATCTTTAACTATAATTTTTTAAACCATATGGGCATAGTATACCTATAATTTTTGGTTGATATTTTATTTACACCGTGTGTATATTCTACATTCGCGGGAAATAATACGAATTTACCTTTGAGGGGTTTAACAGATTTGTTTAAATTTGGAAAGTATGTTTCCCCACCTTCATAATCGTCATTGAGGTACAATACACCCGAATATATACGAGACGAGCAATATGCATAGGGTATACCCGTGTGTATATCTACAGAATCTGAGTGCGGTTTCATCTCTTGACCATCGTACCACGTGACTACATCCACATAATCAACAACAAGTGCATTTTGATTGTATAATATTTTTGCTACATTGAGCATTTTATCGCGTATACTTTTCAATAGGCTGCTAGACGGAAATTTATCAATACCACGGGTTCTATTCCAAAAAAATGGCTGGGTTTCATGGTTTTCTCGCAAAGGTGTGATAAGTATTTCTTCTACTATTTGGTCGCAGGTATCATAATCTACGAAGTTTGTAATTTCGTGAACTTCCATGTGAATGTTGTGTTGTAATTTTTTAATATCCTTACATTACAAGATGCCCCCTTTAGGAGTTGGTATATTCTATATATATGTTCTTGCACGTCTCACGCGTCGTCGTAAACGACGTATATTTAAAAGGTCTTCGGCAAAATGGGTTTAGCGACTAGAGAGCTCCGTAGCACGCTTGGTAGTACCAGTTTGGAGAATCTCATCAATCTTAATGGAGATGCTCTTTCCAATACCGGGAACCTTTCTAGAACCCTCGGATACATCAGCGCCGCAGCATACCTCAAAATCCAAATCGCGGATAGAGGCGGCGGCCCTTTCATAAGCTCGGATGCGGAAAGGATCCTGACCGCGTTTAGACTCGAGGTTTGCGAGATGGATTAGCTCAGCCGCGATGAATTCGTTGGTAGCGCTTTTGCAGTTCTCCTCATAAGAACAGGTGGTGCTGTTAGATGCAACAGACTCGGCGTCTGACTCGTCATCCGACTCGTCATCCGACTCGGCGATCGATTCAGAATCGGAATAAGAATCATATTCATAATCTGAATCGGCGTCGGAGTCGTAGTAGTTCTCAAGGAACTCGTCGATCTTAGCTGCGATAGAAGGACCAATGCCCTTGGTGCGCTTAGCACAAGATTCTCCATCGGTAACCTCGTAAGGAAGTTTAGCAATAATAGCGGCTGCATTCGAAAACGCCTTTGCCTTGTAAGAGTTCGACTCGCGGGCAGAGATGTTCAGTAGATGGTCTGCAAGTTCGAGGTTGATAGACGAAACCTCATCTTCGTTAGCTACAAATGTAACCTTCTTGATAATTTTGTTTTTCATTGCATTCAACTCATTAAGAGCCGCGATTTTCTCTTCCTCAGATTGAAGGAAGAGCTTCTTGAGAGAGTCGATCTTCTCGCGAGACTCCTGGTTGAGCTTCTCGAGCTTGAGGATGTAATCGGTGACAGAAGAGATGCGGATCATTCTTTGTGTTTGAATTGTGTATATGCTTTATATTGGTTTAACTTAGGTCTCATTTTTGAACGTCGATCTTCAAATGCCACATTTAAAGAAAATACACGCCGATAAAGTAGAAAAAAATGTTAACTTTATCCACCCATACCGTACACCAAAGATCTCCGGTAAAACTGATGACCAAATCTAAAACGCGTGTAATCAAACGTCCAGTTAGATCCGTCGTCCGTGTAAAAGCGGCTGGAATTCCACCAGAAATTGTTGATGCACAGTTTCAGTTAGTAGCGTGGGTTCTTCCAATGACGATTGCCGGTAGACTGATGAAAATGGAGTATCCGGAGATTGCTACCGGACTCGCTGTTATGATGGCCACGAAATCCGTTCTTAACGCCGCGGGTATTATTCATTATTAAAGATATCACTAGATCAAAAAGTACAATGTTTACACTAACACAAACACATTTCATTCGTCCACGTGTACACGTACGCGCCAAAAATAATGATTCGGAACCCATCGATGTTACAGCTAGCGTAAAGCCTAGTCCTTCCGAGAAAGATGAATCTAAAAAGTGCATGCATCCACTCAAGAAGTTTATAATGGACGTTTTCAAAATCGAGGAGATCGATTATGAAAAGTTCAATAAAGAGAACAAGTGGGCCATTAGACCCTGTAATAAGAAGGATAAGAATTAAGTGATTATCAGACGTCCGTTTTTATCTAGACCCTTGATCTGAATTTTATGATCATTGATTAGTTGAAGAATCTGGACACCAACCTTTTCATTATCTTCCCAAATCCGATCTACTTTAGGATCGGCTGGAAGCTTCGGCATAAATGCCATGAACGCCGTCATTTTCTGACTCATGGACAGTTCTTTGTTTTGGAGAATATGTTTTACGTGGGATGGAATGTTGTTAACGTTCATTACATTTATATGTATTTAAATCTTTATATTAATTATGCAGGTATGCAGAGTTCCCAAATTGTACTTAAGTAAACGCGCATTCCGCGTAAAATTACGAACTATGACTTTTGTAACAGACGGTACCCCGCATCACGACGGCGTTCAAAACGAACACAATACCATCAAGCTGATCAACGAAGATTTTAATTTGAAGAAAATACGTGATGTAACGGGTCCCCTTACCCATAAAGGGGGTACACGCAATCACTCTGATGCGGTCAACGATCAAGGTGTCGGTGTGAGCCTAAAGTGTAAGATGTCCACCTCTGGGAGCACGGACTGGAGGAACATGTCGTTGAAGTCGGTCTCAGATGCGGATCGAATCATGCACTTCATCCGTAAACACGAAGAGATCAAGCGAAATTACCGTTACATGTACGATCGGATTGCGATTATGGATTTTCAGGCAAAACAGGAACTAACCGAGAACGTCCGAGCCGAATACAAAATCCTCATGCACGACATTTTGCAGAATATCGATTATAAAAGCCTAATTAAACAGGTGTACGATACTCATGAATCGAAATGGATCATATATCATACCATTCCTCAGCGTAGAATCGTTCTCTTTGAAAAAGAAGAACTCCTGAGACTTTGGAAGGAACCTGGAGAGCTGCGAATCAACAACAACTCTGCGAGTGGTGTAATCGAAAACACGTGTGGATTGCGTCTGAGAATCACTTTAAACAACGGTGTAAAAGCCCTGTTGGGTCGTGGTTCGTGTTTGACGGCCAAGATTCAACAAGACAATCCTCAGGGGTTCATTGATGCACTCGAACATTCTATTGTATGCGAGTATTGATTATGTCTGTATTGTCGTTTTTATCTATGAGAATATAGGGTCGATTTAAATTTTTTGCAGCTTTTCCCGTAGTACCGGAGCCGCACATTGGGTCAAGTATCAAATCCCCTTCATTTGAAGATATCTTTATAATCCTCTCTAACAACTGTATAGGTTTTGCCGTAGGATACGTTCGTATTTCCGAACCCTGACTTATAGAGTGTATATCGTCCCATAGATCTGTACACGGCTTTCCTTCGGTCTCATGAAGATATATCTTCTTGTACAATTTTGAACCAGGTTTTTTAGGAGTGTGCAATCTATTCTCATTCTTCAGTTTTTCCAACTCTTCTTTTTTGATACGCCAACCTGCACCCGGGTTGAATATAGCTCCATTAAACTCAAAGGGGTACGTATACCCTTTTTTCGTATTCTCGGTAACGATATGCCCTAACGAATATTTTCCTCTATCATCTGTATTATTGAACGAGTTGTTAACGTATTTCTCATCCCGTGCTTGATATACTACATTAAACACTGGATTCGGTGAATTAGAACACTTAAATATAATATCAATGGTAGCACCCAGTTTCTTTTTTACGTTATTCTTAGATCTACACTTTTTCCAGAAAATAGGTTGAACGTATTTAAATTTGGAACGTAATACCTGTTCGGGTGTGAACATTTTTTCGGCGGAAATGTGGAAAAACAACGTACCAGCTTTTTTCAACTTTGGGAGGCATGCGTCGATAACATCTTCTATGAAGTGCTTATATTCGTCACCTTTCCAAGTATCCTTAAACCCAGTTGCATCATTCTTTGATAGCGTATAATCGCGACCGCTATCGAAGGGTGGGTCGAGGTATATAGTAGTCACACTTTCATCCTGTACTTCTACAAGTTTCTCCAAACAGTCTCCTACTATATACGTCATGCATTATGAGTGTGAATTATCTTTAAACATATCTTCTGCGCCACTTTGTTTCAATTTGTGGAAATATGTCCTTAAGATTTTCGAAGTATGAGTTCAAATAACTCTGCTCTTCCAACTCTTCTTCAGTTAGTTTATTACGATCGGGGTATCCACCCATCTTGATGGTATTGAAGTGTTGTATTCGTTTCGAAAAATTTTCATATACTCGATATGACAGTAATGTTTCGTCTTTTATGTTTAATACGCGTATTTCTTCGCGTATTCGGTCTAAATGAACCATTTACTTCTGGGGAGATTTTTTCTTAGGTTTGGATTTCTTGCGTTCCTTAACATGTTTAATTGTTCCTAATGCAGCTATACCCTGTGCAGCCTTTGAAATGAGAGCTCCTGTGCAAATAGGGCACGGCATTTATTTATTGTTCATATTTTTACTTTTCATGAAAGACGTATTTAAAAGAAACGGTTACATTTAGATTATAATGAATATCCTCCAATCTACTAGCCGCGTTATTTCTGACCCAGACCAATATGATACGGAGATTAATTCTGCTCGTGGGTTCAGTCTTAAAAAAACAAAATCGGTGAAAATGCCCTCATCTAAAAGTGGCGTGACAAAAGATGATGTTATTAATGCACAGAACTTTTGGGCACAGTCTATCGTAGATATATCCAATTCCTATCTTTCTGGAGAGGATTATGTGAGTCTCGCGAGTGAACGCGCCGGCGAACTTTATGGATATGATCATTCCAAGGTATTATTCAAACCGACGAAGGCTTCCGAAAAGCAATTTCGCCCGACGGCAAATGACGCCATGTCTTATTTCGTGGGCCACGATTCAGTGATAGACGGATACAAGGAAGATCAGGGTTTCGCGATTAACGCCAAGAAGGGATTTAGCCGAGTTATATTTGATAATCACCAAATTGATTATCATGACCAAGTAGCAATCGCTATGGGTACATACGAATTTACGTGTGCGACGACCGGAGAAATCTCAGAGGTTGAATATACGTTTGGGTATAAACGTAACCCCGACGGAAAGGTTCGTATCTGTCTGCACCATTCTTCTATTCCATATGAACCGAAAGTAGAGAAACCTCGCGTGAGACGTGAGAAAACATCTCAAGTGAAGCGTGTGGGGGGATTATTGTATGATCCTGCGCAGGCCGATCCAGAGGCTAACGAACGGCGTTACGTTTCATAACTTTGATAGAGAAATTTCATATCCCAATTCCCTAATAACCGGATCGTCACGGTAATTTGTCTTGTAATAGATATGCTTGATTCCACTACTTGCTAATGCCTTGTAACAATTAAGACACGGATAATGTGTAATATACGCGGTTGCACCGTCAACGGAAACACCCCGTTTCGCTGCATCCGTTATCGCGTTAATCTCTGCGTGAATCGTGGCTTGTTCGTGGCCATCTCTAACTATGGAAATGTGTTCAGAGCCGCTCAAGAAACCATTGTAGCCCATGCTAATAAGACGGTTGTTTTTTGCGAGCACGCATCCAACTTTAAGACGTTCACACGGAGATCGAACGGATGCGAGTTCTGCGGCTTTCATGAAGTACTCGTTCCAAGAGATTCGGTCAGTCATATTTAAAGATATGAAGTAAATCTTTAATTAATGGTAAATAATACAGGATTGATTTATAAAATTACAAGTCCATCTGGGAAAATGTATATTGGTCAAACAATAGGGAAATTAAATAGGAGATTATCTCGCCATGCTACAGAACCGGGTTGTGTCGCGATGAAGCGCGCGATGGATAAATATGGTAGAAAAAATATGAAATGTGACGTTATAGAAGAAAATATTCCACTCGAACAACTCGATGATCGTGAAATGTATTGGATAGATCAGTTAAATACACTCTCACCGAATGGATATAACCTTAATACTGGTGGTGGACGACCAGTATATTCTGAGGAAACTAAAGAACGTTTGCGAGAAGTACATCGCACGAGAAAATTAGAGAAAGATGGGTATTTGGGAAATGTACATATGGTTAATAATAGATTTATGCCCAGACTTGCGATAAATGCTAAAGAAGAAAACCTTTCACATCACAGTTTTGAAACTCGTGAAGAAGCGGTAAATATATTGATACAATACACAGAAGATCCAGATAACTTCATAAAGCCTGGCACCCCTATAAGAAAACAACAATCGGGAACTGTATATTTTCATAAAACTAACAATCAGTGGGTTGCGAGAGCAGCGAATAATACCCACGTAGGTTTGTTCGATACAAAAGAAGATGCTGATCAAGCTTTAGATAAATATAATGAAAACGGTGAATTACCACCAGCTAAAATAAGACCTCGTGGTTCCGGAACTATAGAACAAAAATATAACGGTAAGTGGCGTGCGACAGTATGCGGGGTGGGAATAGGAACATTCGATACAAAAGAAGAAGCCGAACATGGGATTATTCGATATAAGGAAACCGGTGTTACAAATATAACATACAGAGAAGGTGGTTCTGGAACTGTAACATTCGATAAAAAAACCCAAAAATGGCGTGCACGTTCATCAGGTGGGAAGTATGTGGGAACGACATTCATTACAAAAGAAGATGCTGAACAAGCTCTAGATAAATATAATGAAAACGGTGAACTACCACCAACTAAAATAAGACCTTCTGGTTCTGGAACTGTATATTTCAACAAAACGAAAAATCGGTGGGCGGCTCGTACAAAAGAAGGTAAATATATTGGTGCGGGATTTCTCACGGAAGATCAAGCTAGAAGTGCACTTGATAAATATCTCATCTCAAATCGGCATCAGCCGTGTAATACGTCTTCCCCTTAACTACAAAACTATGCACCCTCGCGTACCCCCACGCTTGTGGAGAAGCTCCCGGACGATGCCCGGTTCTCCACGCAGCGAGACCCCGATTATAGATAGTTCTCAGTGTTTTCAAAGGAATTTTAGTAGCCTTAGCAATTTCAGGGAGGGATTTGACTCCCGGATACAGTTTTCTAAACTTTTGCGTGTAGGAAGAAGTTTTCGTTTTTTGACCTTTATCTGTCTTAAACTGTCTATAGTCTTTCTTGAGCATTTTCGTGTAGCGTGTTTCGACTTCACCGAGAGTCTTGAGACCCCGGAAATACTTGAGAGGTGCATATTGTTTACCCTTTGTGCGACGAAGTTCTGCAACCTTCCTGATAATTTGAGCATCGGTGAGAGGCATCTTATCTTTTCCTGAGATTTTGTTTAGGGCTTATTGAGTGGCTTGAAACCTAACTCGCGCATCATCTTTATAACACGGCGTCTTTGAACGGGACTAGAATTACGCACACGTTCAATAATGTTCTTGGCGACATTAAGTTCGCGGTTACGTTTTTCGCGGAGAGATAATCGTTGAAATTTGGGTGTAATATTATTTAC